ATGTACGCTGAATATTATCTGAGTGATCTAACACAGGTAATTCCGGCTGATCTTGCTACGCAGAATAATAACGAAGTATGGACACACGAATTGACTTCCGGTAGCGTGAGAATGGCTTTTTATCCGTTCTGGGATTTAACAAGGGGAGACATTGTAACCCTTGCCGGATCTGTATTGTATAAGAATGAACAATTTCCGTATTTAGGTCAGGAGTTAAGTGAGTTATGGGAAATGGAAGTTTTTGACCTGAATAATGTCATAATTGACAGCAACGGTAAAAAATATTATCTGAATACTGATTATATACTTCAGGGAAAACATATTAAATGGATCGGTAATACTCCTAAAAAAAATGCGATTGTTTCTGTCAGGTACGGATACAAGCCGTCGTTCATAGTTTTTGAAGATAATCCGCAGAATAACAACCTTGAAAATAAGATTTATCCGAAAATTGTATTTGCTAAGGCATGGTCAAAGATAGACAGGGAAGAAGTGGCGAGGTTATCGGGTATATGAAAATAATAGCCAAATACAGCGATTACGCTCTGCAATCAATAGAGTTCTTTATCTCTCAGATTAAAGACGATATTGAACTCAGGGATATAAAAGGTCTGACTAATAACAAGATACAGAAAATTAATGTTACGAAAGAACATCCCCTTGTGCAGTTTGTAGCAGCTCAGATAAATCCAAATGTTAATCTTGAAAATTTGAGATCAAATATTATCCCTGCGATTTCTGTAACTCCTGGAAATATGGGTGAAGAGGGTAGAGGTTTTGCACTTTCTCCACAGACTTTTATAATTGATGATGACTGGATTACTGAATTGAGGGAATTATCTAATTCAACCATGAGAGACATTCAATCTCAGGGACTTATAACAAAGGATCAAATTACTGCTATTATCTCGCAGTATAACCGTAATCAGGGTATAATGCGAGTTGTTAAAAAAAGTTGGGGTTGGAATGAAGAGATAAATATTTCCTGTTGGTCTGATTCACCTGATATTGATATATTAACCAGTACACTTGTTGATTCAATTCTTGCGGAAATTACAACCGGATTTATGGGTGATGAATCTCCGGTAAAGAATATGAAATATAGAGCAACCAGAGGGCTTACTAATTTCAATTTCGGTCGTGTTTTGTATGGAACAGAATATAACTTGACATTTTTTAATACTTATCATAATTATACGGTATATCAGGAAGATCATGTCACAGGACACGATCTCAATGGAACTTTTAAAACTCCTGGGAGCGATGAAGAATGGCAAATGCCAACAGAATGACACTTGATAGTTATCTTTCCAATCATTCAAATAAACGCAGAATTGATAAAGTAATAAAACAGTGGTTTATCTCCGGTAACGGCCCACAAAATGTTGAAAAAACTAAAAAGGAATGGGATGAAGTTATTACTAAATTTTATTCAAGTAAAGGAGAATAAACATGGCTGCATATTACGATTTTGCCGGACAGCGAATAATAAAGCCTGGAGCATATACAAAAAGATATTTCCCTGCTGAACAGGGACTTGGTAATCTTGCAGGACGTGTTCTTGTTCTGGGAGAGGCTTCAAAAGGGGGTATCCCCTTTGACGCTTTTGAAGATGTTGAAGATGTAATAAACACCACAAACGGTCAGGCTCAGGCTCTTAATATTTTTGGCGGTGGAGATATTTACTACGGTGCTGAATTTTTTCTAACACCGACAAAAGATGAAAGATTTAATACTCCATCACAAGCTGATTGTATTGTCGTAAACCAAATGACTCAGGCTTCGGGGACACTTCAAGCCTCTGCCGTTGATATTATCGATGTAAAATATAACAAGTTCGGAACAGACGGAAATCAGGCGGCTATTAAAATAAGCGCAGGATCTACAACTGGAAAATTACTGCAACTGCTTTATAAAGGTACTGAAGTTCTTAATCAGGATAACACTATTCTGAATCTGATGTCTATTCAGTATGTTGGCTCAGGATCAGCAGCTACACTGACGATTACAGATACTAAACTTACAACCTCTGTTACAGGCGCAAGCGGTGAAGATCTCGATATTACTCTTGCTGATTATGACGATTTAGGAAGTCTGATAAATTACATAAACAGTCTTTCCGCTTATAGCTGTTCGCTTACTGGTAAAAGCGATGAAAAAACAACTGTCTTTGATGCAGTTACAGCACAGGATATAAAAACTTCTGCATATTCAGCGGTCGGTATAGTCGAAGCACTTATAAGAGCCATTACCGGATCTGAAACTTTTACAGCTACGCTTACAACAGGTGCGGATCGTACAGTACCGGATAACATGAGTGTTTATACTTTCCTTACAGGTGGAACAGTCAGCGCAGCTACAACACAGAACTGGACAGACGTTCTTGAAAAACTTGAAAAATATGATGTAAACTGTCTTGTCATAATGTCCGGTTCAGTTACAATTCAAAACCTTGTCAATACTCATGTGGCTAAAATGAACGGCATGACTGTCAAGAAATACAGACAGGCAATATTCGGAGCAGGGTCTTCACAAAATACAAAAGCTCTGAAGATTGCACAGATGAAATCTCAGAATTCAGCATATATTGAATACTGTGTGTCTCCATTTAAGAGATACGATTATGTAAATAAAGAAGTTCCTACAACTGATTTTGAGCCTTATTATCTTGCACCAATGATCGCAGGACTCAGATACGCTAACAATATCGGTATGGACGTTGTTTTTAAAGCACTGAATGTAATTTCAACTCCTGAAATTTCAGAAGAGGACCAGAATGATTACGCTGAAGCTGGAGCAACACTTATTCAAAAAGTCAATAATGTACTTGATGGAACTCAGAATTTTCAAATTGTAATTAACAACACAACATATCAGGGAACACAAGTTACACGAACCAATCCAGCGAATGTTTATTTAACAAATGTTTTTACAAAATTCGTTGAAGAATATCAGATTGAGCAAATTCGTGCGCTTGACTCAGTCGCAAATTCTGTTATTATGGCAACAATTCAAAACAAAATGGTAACGTATCTTTTTCCTGTGCTTATACGAGATACATATAAATGGATAACGGATTATGTCGATCCAGATACCGGAGCAAAACAGGCGGCTTTTTCAAACATAGTATTCAGGCAAAAAGGGGAAAGATGGTACACGGAGGGAATATTTACGACTTCTGTAAATCCGAGATTTGCTTTCAACTTCTTTACCTTTATAACACCAGGACAATTTGTATAAGGAGGATATGAGAAATGGCATTTAGATCAGGCGGTGAACCACAAGGGCCAGTCGGAAGCGGTATAGATTGTTTCCTTATGCAAGATAATACAATTCTTGGTTACAGCACAGAAATGAACGTCAATGAAGATTATATGCTTGATGGCGTTCAGTCTCTTGGTTATTACGGTTACAGAGATTTGCTTTCACTTGGATATAACTGTGATTTTGACTTAGGGACGTTCCTTCTCAGGGGATCAGATATTGCAGGATCAGTTTCAATGCCAGGGTGGCAACCGGACGGAAATAATAATATAAACAGCGCAGGGCTTTACACTTTTACTGCTCTTGATGTTCATACCCTTACAGTTCTGTTTACAATTCTGGGAGCTAAATACGGTGGCGGTAATCTTACGTTAGCAGTCGGGTCGCTTATGAGACGCCAGACGAGGTGGCGTGCGAGAATGTTGATTCCTGGTCTCGCAACAAGTTAAATAAAACATAATAAATCAAACAGGAGAATTAAATTTGAACCTATTAGATCTTGAAGATGAAAAATTTAAAACAATAACAGTTAAGGGACAGGTTTTTAAAATCAGGGCAATGTTTCCGAAAGATAAGCGGATCATTGCTCAGAAAAGGATGCAATTACAAAACGGTCAGCCTGTAACATCACTGACAGACAGTGATTTTTATTTCTTTGAAAATATTGCGATTAACGATATATGTATTGAGTCAATGCCGAAAGGTTTTGACTCAAATTTATCTTGTGAGAATTGGCAGGATGAGGAGTTGATTCATCTTGTAGCTTCGGAGATAAGAAAGCATACCTCTTACATAGAAGAGGAGTTAAAAAAAAATAGACCTACTGATGGAATCGAAAAAGGATGATTACTTCATAGATGGTTTTTTAATCAGGCATTTCAATATATTCCCTGCTAATTTTGATAAGGAAAATCTATTTGAAGAACAGAAGATTTTCCTTATTTATTTAATGGGTATAATACCAGACTTTGACTCATGGAGACTGAATGTAGATTATAAGATCAGACTCGATGAAATCAAGAAAATGAAGTCCGTCAAAATAGATGATACAATTCTTGACATGGCAAGATTGCAGGAAAAGGATTTAAAACAAGTCGAAAGAGAAGAGTTGTTAAAGGAAAAGAAAAAGAAAATTAAAGAACTTAATAAAAAGTTCGGTATTGATGAAGATGAAATTGTGATAGAAAAAACAGTTGAAACAAAAGAGGATATACATGACAATAATCCGGCAAGGTTATGGGAGATCCTTCAAGGCAAAGGACTGGTGAAATAGATGGAATATAACATAAATTTCAAATATAAAAGCGGTGGAGGGACTGCATCTTCTGGAATGGGTGCGGTTACAAGTGCAAGACAAAGGGCTATTCAGGCAAGTCAAAGATCAGCACAAGTTGGCACTGTTAAACCGGATGAAAATTCAAGAAAGCTTGTTGATTCAAATATAAAACTTACAACTTCAATTCTTAAACTCAATCAATCAGTTACTATGCTTACCGCAGTTATGAAAAACCGTCCTGTTGGTGGAGGCGGTGGAGGAACTGCGCCAGTTTTAGGAGGTAACTCCGGTAATTCAGGATTAGGGAGTGTGGGAGCTGCTCTTGGTTTTGTCGGTGTTCCGGTAGCGTTAGCCGGATTTGCAGTACAGAAAATAAATCAAATTGGAAATGCTTATATCGAAAAAGTTTCTCAGCAAAAAGGAACAGTCGGTATTGGAGGTTTCAGAACTGAAAGAGTTGGAGCTTATTTAGGCCCTGAAGTTTCACAGGCTTATAAAGCACATAGAATGGCAACCGGAAAATTCAAAGGAGATATTGATCCGCTTGCCTTGAAGATGGGGACTATTTATGGATTAAGTGCTGAGGAAGTCGGTAGACAATCCGGTCAGATGGCGAGGTTCGGTCAATCTTATGGAGGTATTGCAGGAATAGGGGCATCCGCAGGGATAGAAACTGAGCTTCCGAGATTTACACAGGCTATTGCTTCAGAATTGGAAGAGGCTGTTAAAAAAGGGATAAACGCTTCTGATATGACAAGCGATATAGGTGAAGAGGTCGCAAAATTAACAGCAAATACCAGAACTCAAAGCGTAGAAATGGCTTTAAATATAATAGGGAAAACAAAGTCAACAAAAGAAAGTGCTGCAAAAGGTCAGATAAGTGGTATGGAATCACTTATGACATGGAAAGCCGGAGAGTCAAAATTGATGGAACAGCTTCAAGGGAAAGAAAGAAATAATTTAATTTCAAAACTTGAAGAACAAGGATTATTAGAAAAAGGAGAAGCTGATAAATTAAGAACAGGTGATGTTTCTAAAGGTGGGGCTATAAACTCTCAATATATAAGACAAGTCATAGGGCAAGGGGGGTATTCCTCTCTTGTCAGAGATACTATTTCCGGTATGAGTGGTGGAGAATCTGCAAGACGTTCCATGTTGGAAGTTCAAAAAGTCTGGGGTACAGGAACAAAAGCTTTCAGGCAGTGGAACGCAATGTATCCATCAATGGGTGGAGACTTAGAGCAAAATGAAGTTTTAGCAATGTGGAAAACAGCGCAAGATCCCCGAAAATTTGATAAAGTTGTCGGTGGAGAAAAAATAAAAAAACAATTTGCAGCGGTTGAAGAAACAGCACCGATGCTTGGTGTTCAAAAAGCTCAAATGATGGATGATTTATTATATAAGTATGGCAATAGTTTTGCCACAGCAAGTTTAAAGATGGAAAAAGAACTTATCAGGATGGCTGATGCCTTAGCAAAAACAGCTATTCCGGCAATTGAAAAAGCTTTTGGCGGTAAATTAGGACAGGCTTCAAAAGCAGAAAAAGAAGCAGCGAGAAAGACAATGAAAGAAACTCCATCATGGACTTGGGGTGATGATAATTCTCTTGGATTGTAATTAAAGGAAAAAATATATATGGCTACTCAGAACATAGTATCATATTCAAAAGACATGATTAACAATCCTGGGAATATCAGGAAAATAGTTTTTAACGCTGGAATTGAATCTTCTCTTGAATATGCTGAACCACAGAGAAACAAAGCACCTAAAATACAGCTTTTATTTTCTCCTTTTGGACTTCCTTTTATACCGCTTGAAATAGTGGGATCTGATGTCGGTAAAATAATTTCAAACTTTAGCTGGACTAAAGACAGAACGAATCCTGGAGGGATATGTAATATAACGATTACTCCAGACTCTAAACTGATTCAGGACATGGTTAATCTTTTAAATAAATTTTCTGGAAATTTATATTCAAGGCTATGGGGTGAATTAGGCGTAGACTTGGAAGATTTATTTAAGCCGATGACACTTTGTCAGTTATGGATTGACGGTTATCATGTAATGACCGGAACAGTTACATCTTGTCAAAGAGGCGCAAGTGTAGAAAATGATTCTAAAAATGTTTCATATAATATAATTATAAATGAATTAGGTTGTATTTATGATTCAAACGTTGTCAGCCTTGATACAATAATTTTTGATGGTATGCAGACAAATATCGTAGATGTTGACAAGGCAGCTTTTGAACTTGTTTCCAATATCAAAGCCGTACCTCTTGATGTCGGTATATCTGCATTATGTACTGCTTTTTTGGCAACACTTTTTACAGGTGGTATGTCAGCCAGTGACGGATTACCCGTATCATTAAGAATGTTTGCGACAAAAAATCCATTAGGAGCTTTATCTAATCTTTCTTATGCTCAAAATATGATAGTTGATACAGCAATGTTTGAACTTGCAGGGGGGCAATCTTTTTGGGGATTTCTTAAAAACTTCATACCTAATCCCTGGATGGAATTGTTTACAGAGTCAGGTGGAAGAACAATGGTTGTTGATACTTTAGGTGTTCCATCTATTCTTTTCCCCGGATTTAATTATGTTGTGGCTCGTTCTGTTCCATATTCCAATCCTTTAATCGGTATTGTAAATCCCTTTCATTTATCAAGCACTTTACCGTATGACTTAAATGCTTTAAGTTTAATGCTTGGTGGAGATTTTATCATTATTACAGATGAAGATATTGAAGATAAAACTTTAGGTTTTGATTCAAGTAATCAAAGCACTGTTTTTCATACACGATATTCCGCAAATGGTGGAATGATGCCGATGGATAACGATGATAAACCGATTCATTCCGTTGGGCCTCTTAATCCTCTTGCAAGTGGGGGAGTTAAAACTTTTGGAAATAGGGATATGTTTCAGTCAATCAACTGTACTCATTTATTTAATCTGGGAACAGCTATGAATTATGTGGAACGTATCGCAAAAAATAAACTTGGATTTCCGTTGACCGTAATGTCAAAACCTGCGTTGTCTAATTTGCTTACGGTATGGTTTAGAAATCAGTCAAGGTTTAGAGAAGGTGAGGTTACAACAAGATATATACCTTATGCAAGACCTGGAATGTATTGCTTATATCTTCCTTCTTTATCCGGTAAAAAACCTGAGAATTTAAGAGATATAGGAATTTATTATATTGATAGCTTAACTCATTCTTATTCTTTGAGTAATAAAGATGTTGTTTTTAATACAAAGCTTAATTTGATAAGAGGCGTTCCGTTGCCGACAACGATAGCTCAATCTGCATTACTGCTTTTTGATTATGAAATTTTACCTCCTGAAAGTGGTGTGTCCGGTGATGGTGAATATAGGATTTTATCAGCATTAAGAAGGACTATATAAAATGAACAGGCAGAGAAAACTTAGCAAGGTTAACGGTAAAGATACTCATGTCAGAAGTCAGGAGAGAGATTTATTTCAGAGACAATCAGTAAAAACTTTTGAAATAAAAACAGGGGAAGTGTTTTTAAATCAGATAGAACCTGTATTTAAACAAAATGCTGTATCAATAAATCTGTCTAAAGGAGGCAGAATAGAAGGAGTTCCGTTGCCGGGAGCTTTTATTGATCCGATTACAGGCAATTTGCATGGATCTTATGAAGGCCCGATCCCCGGTCAGATGATTTCTGTTGGTTTTGTCGATGGAAATTCAGCTTCTCCTATTATATTAAATAGATACCCATATCAGGGAAAAGGAAATACGCTTTTTGAAGGTAGTTTTATTACGCCAATGTTTCTTGCCGGATATGATGCAACAGATGTTCTTTTAGGACATTTTACCGGATCTAAAATAGGATTATATACAGGTTTAAACGTTCTTGGAGGGCATCTTCCTGGAAGTATAGGAATCGAGGCTTTTACTGAATGTAATATTACAGCTAATACTACAATATTGGTTAATGCTCTTGTTTCTGCTGAGGTTAAATCTGCTTTAACAACTATTAAAGGATTAACTAAAGCTGAAATAACAGCACCATTAACAAGCGTAAAAGGTAATACAAAGGTTGAAGTCTCTGCTCCTCTGATTACTATTGATGGAACAGCAACTGTTGAAATCAATGGGAATACAAAAAGTTTTGTCACACACACGGAGCTTGACACGGCTTTACAATTATATGTAACTGCTGTAAATACTTTATTTGCATCAAAGCTTGATGGAAGTGGAAGCCCCGGAACTGCTGTATTAAATATAACCGCTGCTAAAACAATAAAGACTCTTACAGGTGGTTAAAGAAAATTCTTATGTTCTTCTTTCAGCATATCTTCAATATTTTTGTTAATCGCTGAACCTCTGCAATTATAAAAACATACTTTAGGATCAAAACCTTTGTTTTTGACTCTACTTAAAAAGTCACTACGACCTTCAAAATAATTTGAGTCTGATATATTACATATTTTATAGTTTTCATTCCCGATTACATGACAACAGGTATAAACATCACCATGAACATCAATTGTATATATAAAATCTGATGCGTGGCATTTAGAGAATTGAAATTTTTTGAAATAGATACTATTCCATTTATTTGAAACAATTACTTTCGGTTTATTACTGAATATAAGCTGAGTGTTTAACAATTCCATATTAAATTTCTCATAAGGATTTTCATTTATCAGTGATTCAATTGGTCTGACTTGAATATAATCAATATCAGGCAATAGGTTTAACAGCATAATTACATGAGATTCAAGATTCATATAATTATTCTCATTGACTACGATTTGCAGACCTATTGTAGTTTTTGAATTTATTTTATTTTTCTTATCGGTTAGTTTTTTTATATTACAGATTACTTTTTCAAAAGATTCTGTCCCTCTGATTTTCTTATAAGTTTCTTTGTCTCCTGCATCTATTGAGATTCTAACCCATGTGAAGCGGTTTAAATACCAGTCAATCAGTGTATCAGACATTATAATTCCGTTGGTTATCATGCCTAAGTCTATATTTTCCGGTATTGAATCGAAAGCATGAAACAAGTTTTTATTAAGAGTTGATTCCCCTCCCCCTGAGAAATAAGCTCCTTTAATGCCTGTATTTTTCAGGAAAGAATTCAGATGATTTATGTTATCAAGACTCATATCCTGATTGTCATGGTTGTTTTTCTGACCGCAATAAAAACAGTTATTATTACACCTGTTTGAAAGGTGAATCTCTGCTGTTATTGGTGCTGATTGTCCATGTCTTAAAAAACTGTCAAATCTTTCAGGATGATAAAAAACTTTGTCAGGCTTGATATATTTCAAAACAGTTCACCTCTGATTATTTTATCGAAGTCTTCAAGTGCATTTTTAACCGTTACATCCATGTCGTTATATTTATAAGTTCCGAGTCTGCCAGCAAACAGAATATTTTTTTCTTCCTGAGCAAGCTCAAAATATTTCATATATTTAATTAGATTTTCTCCATTTTCAACCGGATAATAAGGATTATCATTGTCTATACAAGGATATTCAACAGCGGTTACAGTATAATTTTTGTCAAAACCTTCATTAAATGGATTGAAGTGTTTGAACTCTGTAACTCTGGTATGAGGGTATTTTTTTTCAGGAAAGTGCATAACGCTGATCCCCTGAAAGTCTTTCATCCTGTGTTCATGCAGACAGAATTTAAGAGATCTCCAGTCTAATATGCCATATTTATAATCGAAATATCGATCAATCGGGCCTGTGTATATAACCTTATTAACGCTGTGTCCTGTAAAAAAATCTGTATTTAATTCAACATCAATTCCCTCAAGCATTTTTATAAACAAAGCATTATATCCGTTATGAGGCACTCCCTGGTAATAATCGTTGAAATAAGAATCGTTAAAATCTGAACGAACAGGGATTCTTTTTATAATTGATGCAGGTAATAATTTTGGATCACAATGCCATTGTTTTTCTGTATATCCTTTGATAAACATTTCATAAAGTGTTTCACCTATTTCATTGATACACCATTCCTCTAAGCTGCAATCAGGCTCTATATACTTTGATTTTACAGATAAAGAATCTTTTCCGAAAACTTCCATTATCGTTTTAAGATTTATCGGAAAAGAATAAAGCCTGTCTCCATGTCTTGACAATACCTTATGCGTAAACTGCCTAAACTCTCCAAACTGAGTAATATAATTCCAGATATGTTTATCGCTGGTATGAAAAACATGAGGGCCATATAAGTGAACATCAATTCCGTTCATATCAACGGAGGCACAATTACCGCCAATTCTGTCACGTTTATCAATTACCAGAACTTTATATCCGACACTGTGTAATCTCTCTGCAATTGTGCAACCGTATAGCCCTGCACCTACGACAAGGAAATCGTAATTTTTCAAAACAATTTCTCCTTTTGACTTTGAACTGCTTCATTTATTCGTTTTTCGGCTATATTAAAATATGTTTCTTCTTTTTCTATTCCGATAAAGTTACGATTTGTATTTACACAAGCGACTCCGGTACTACCTGAACCCATAGTGTTATCAAGTACAGTTTCATTTTCAAGGGTGTATGTTTTTATTAGGTATTCTAAAAGGGCAACGGGTTTTTCTGTTGGATGACTTCTATTTGTTCGCAAATTTCCTATTCCGTACTCCTGAATTGATACCGGATAATATTGATCGTTTTCAGTTTCAAGACAAAATCCTTTTCCGCCGTTTATTTCCGATGTTTTTAGTTTCATTTTTTTTCTAAATTTGCCTTTTGTTTTTATCGGATAATATATTTTAGAATTAAATATTGATACAATTTCGTGTATTTTTAACGGCTGTTGTTTTGCTAAAATTCCATTTCCGGCAAGTTTTTTATTCCATATCCAATCATATCTATAATTCTTAATATTGCTCATTCTCAACGCACTTGAAAACGGCTCACTACCGAAAAGTGCAATACACCCTCTATCTTTTATAATTCTATTATATTCTTTCCACAACGGATCGAATGGAATTACAACATCCCATTTGCAAGCAGTTGTTCCATTATTCAGCCATAGGGCAGATCACACAAAATCATATCTATTGACTTTGATTCTATGTACTTCATAGCTTCTAAACAATCAGCATTTATTAAGCTATTCAGTTGAATTTGCCCTATGGTTTTTACCTCCTCTATGTTATTAAAAATAATCATATATCCTCCCTTTTATTTTGTTCAGCTTCTTTAATTCTTTTCTTCGCTATGTCAAAATATGTCTCTTCTTTTTCAATTCCTATAAAGTTACGTTTTGTATTTATACAGGCAATTCCTGTTGAGCCTGAACCCATAAAGGGATCACAAATTACACCCTCTATTTTTGCGTAGTTTATAATAGACTCTAAGACAGCCAAAGGCTTTTGACTTTTATGATTGAAAAATTTTTCCTTTGCAAAATTCGCCGATACTGTACTATTTATACGATGCCCTCTAAAAACCTTTTGTTTTTTATATCCATTTCTTTCATAAATAAAATCATATTGATTTGCCGCCCCTGTAATTTTATCCCATACATGTATTGCTGTATAATCCAATGGGAATTTACTCTTTGCACTCCAAAAAATAAATTGTCTACAAGTAAATTTATCAAGTATATCTATTATCCCATCAAAGTAATAAAATTCTTTTGTATAATAATCAGGGTAAGGTATATCACATAAAATCATATCAATACTTTTATCCGGTATTGTCGGCATTATTTCTAAACAGTCACCGTGATATAATTCAATCATTTCTAAACAGATCCTCCGGTATAGGATCAAAAACATATTCCATTTTATTGTTATCTTTCAGGCTCTTATCATTATTACATATTTGCCTTTGACCGTTTATGGTTATAAGTCTGTCAGGCCATATCTTCTTTAAAAAGTCAGGATCTTTTTCAAGGTCTTTATCCATGTAAAAAAATCCATATTTATTAATCCAGTTTTTACGCTGAAGTTTTGTCTTGCTGTCATACTGTTCAAAATTACGTTCTGGAAAATGTGCAAAGAAAGCAATTTCAGGATTGATTTTTATGATATTATCGCAACCCTCTATATTATGAAAACCTGTGATAAAGGACATTTTATCATTGAATTTACCACAAGTCTTGATCCATCCTGCATCCGTTACATCCATGTAATCTTTGCATCGATATTTCATATTGATAAAAGCATCTGTGTAAATGTCTTTATCTGCTCTATAATCAATCCATTTGAAATGTAAAACAATTTCAGTTTTGTTATACTCTGATAAAAATTCCTGAATAGTCTTATGTCTCTTTAAAATCAATAGCTCGTCTGCATCGCTTCCTATTATCCAGTCACAACCATCTTCAAGTGCTGAATCTGATAATTTTTTACAGTCTTTTTCATGGTGATGTTCTGGTTTGGAATTGATAAAGAGATTGATATTCAATTCTGAGAATTTATCTCTGAAGGATTCACATATTGACATTAGTGTAAAATCGGGCATGTGGAGCATTACATAAAAATTGCTTATACCGATATTTTTATAATATATCAATTGATCGCCAATTACATCGTTATCTTGCGGATTAACTACGGTTATAAGTGCTGGCTTCATTTATTCACTCTACAAACTATTGTATGTCCGTTTCCGCATTTATCATCTGTTTCCTGATAATCAATAATATTCCAGCCTAAATTATAATTTTCATTACAATAGTCTATTAGATTAATCATAGTTTCTAATGTGAAAATCCATATATGACATTTTTCGTCTGTTAAAGGCTGCGGATGATCATATTGATTAATAAAATCTTCAATCTCTGAAACAGGTCTATTTACATCGTTTGGATCTGCGTCACGTTTCGGGAATATCATAAAAATAATTCCATTATTTTTTAGAACTCTATTCCATTCCATAAATGCTTTAATCGGATTCGGAACGTGTTCTATTACATGAGACGATAAAATATAATCCAGTGTATTATCTTCAAGTGGAATATTTTCAGCATCACCGTACATATCAGGCTCAATATATTTTCCACACATGGAAATCTCTGATTGTCTCCAGAATTCAAACTTTTCTTTGTTGGCAAGAAAAAGACAATTTTCAAGCCCGAAGGGATTATGCGCTGCTGCTCCAATTTCTAAACCTTTACCTTTACAGTATTTATGAGCAAGTTTACTTTCGGGGAAAAACATTAAATATACTCCTCTATTATCTGTATTCTTTTTTGATTTATACATGATAATCTCAGATTATCATGTATATACTGAAATCCTTTTTCGTAATTCTCCTGCCTGAATGTTTTGCTTTTTATAACTTTTTCAAGTATATACTTAAATCCATCGTCATCTTTATAATTCAATATTCCATCTCTTTGAAATTCCGGTAAATCAGGAGCTATACAGCAAGCACCTGCGAAAGTCCCTTCAATAAATGCAATATTGCTTTTGGAATGATTAAAGGGATTATCTACAAGCGGAATAATCTGAATTGATGGTGTAATTTGAGATAAAAACGTATTATATTTAATAATTTCCAATTCACTGACTGTCATACAGTTTTTCATTTCATCTGTAACATACCAGGGATCACAACCTATGAAAATCCATTCCCATTCAGGATTGTTATATGCAACTGAATGAATTCCGGTTTTGACAGATAACAGGTCTTTTCTGTGAGTGTTTGAGCCTCTCCAAACAATTCTTTGCGCTGTATTATTTCTTCTTTCAAGTTTATAATTGTAATCATTGAAAGCATTTTCAATGACTATAATATCAGGATTTATGCCTTTGTAGTAATCTTTGATATAATCAGTTGAAACAGTGACAATATCAGCGTTTTTTATAGCATATTCAAGGTTAGAGATTATGTGTTTTTGCGTGAAATATGAAAACCCCGGATTATCTTCCGGTATCTCAGGGAGCAGATCGTCAAGGTCTATCCAGACTTTAACACCGTAGTTTTTGGCAAGGTTAAGAGTTTCTATATAATTATTTTCAACCGGACGCATGAGGAAAAGAATATCACAGTCATTAAGAGCAGTCCATGAAATTTGATCAATGTATTCAACCTGAATATTGTTATTGAGTTTATGAAGTTTTTGAAAAGGCCCGATTCCACGATAGAAAGAGCAAGCACCTTTAGGGGCTACATCACAGATTTTTATCTTTATCACGATTTTTCTCCTTGTGTTGAGTATTAAAACACGACATAAATCATTATGTCAACTTTTTTTAAGTCTTGACAGAAATTATATTTATTGTCAATATAAGCTATAAGCCGCTAAAAGGCAGATTCGATAGAGGAGACAAATAATTCGTGAATCTGCCTGTACTAATTCAGCAATTAACAGGAACTTTTACTCTTACAGGCTTGTATTCTTTTGAATTTGTTGATAAAAAAAGAAATACAATCACTGAAATATTTTTCATGATCCCTCCGAAAAAAAAAGACGTAACTGAGATTACAAGATCTACAACTAATCCGACACTTTCAAGCAATTATAATACTGATGCAGGAAACGGAACTAAAACTATAAATCTCCAGGGAGAGCTATATTTTCCTTATGTTGGAGATCCAAAAAATCCGGTAGCCAGAGACTCTTCGCAAGCTGAAAATCCGATAGACGGAATGACAGAGTTTTTCAAATTGCGTTGGATGCTGATCCGGTATAGAGATTACACCATGACTAAAAATGGCAAAGTTGATATTCCGGTATCAATTTTGAATTCCAGTCCTGAAATTACAGCACTCTATAAAAAAGTTTCCAAACTTGTTAAGAATAAAATGGGTGCTTTATATGATGAGATTCAGCTAATATTCCATGATTATGACATGGATGATCATTATTATTGCAGGGTTGACACTTTTACATCTTCTCAATCTGATTCAAAATATATCGCTGTTGAATACACTATAAATCTTGAATGTTATGAGAAAGATAATCGTCAAACTGCTCAGACAGTGGAGATTAAAAAAAGCCTTAATGAGTCAGTCGATGTCGGAAATACTCAGTTACAGGGAACAAATTTTGCATCTGATTTCTCTACTATCCAGGTTCAAATAAGTTATAACACTGACTTTTATAGATATACTCTTGAAGTTCAAACTCTGCTTGATGAAATCAATACTGAAAACACAAATATTCAATCCGGTGTTTCAACTCCGCAGGATAATTTACCGAGATTGCTTACAACACTAATAAATGCAATCGATATGGTTAAAAAATCTGCGTTATCAATATTTTTTACATCTGAACAATTAGCATTATATGAAACCAACGATTTAACAATTGATGAAGTTTTGGATATTGAGTTAATTTCTTTTTATAACAGTCTGCTTAAAATCAGGATTTATGCTGAAGGATTGCTTGGTATAATTACATCAACTGTTAAAAAAGATGAAATAAGATATTACGCTAATGCAGATGATTACACTCTGACAACCGAACAATTTGATGAAGACGGTTCAAATAAGGTTTTAAATGAGTCTACCTTCCAATATTACACTGTTCAAGAGGGAGATACAGCAAGAATTATAGCACTCAGAGAATTAAAAGATCCAGAGAAATATATCTCAATTCTTAAAATAAACTCAATCACTGAATCCGATTTCATAGACGGAAATCTAATAGGTCAGAAAATTGTAATCCCTGTGGATGTTTCTTCATTATCTCGCTCTGAAGATAACCTTGTTTATGAAGCTAATGATTCAGATATAAACTCTTATCTGCATGGTGGAGATATTGCTTTAGATGTAAATGGAAATATTCAGGTATCTGCAACCGGAGACATATTAAGTCAAACAGGTATTCAGGTAACTTATGATTCACTCATAAACAGGTTAAGCGGAACAAAGGGTACACTGAATGTATTTACTCCGAACTGGGGCTTAATTCCTATCGGTGATGGAAACGCCCCACTAATGGTCAGGATTGACAGATATTTAACTGATTTAGTAACTCAGATTCAATCAGATCCGAGAGTTGAAAGCGTCAGGCTTGAGACTAAAAGCATAAAATTATATGGTGAAGCTTTAACGGTAAAAGGAACAATAAATTTTATCGGAAGTGATGAGACAAGAGAGGTAGCGGTAAATGGCTGATATAATTAAAGTATATACAGCGGATCAATTATATAATATGGCTCGTGATCTCATACTTTCTAAAAGTGTGGGGATTACTGATTTTAATGACGGTGGAAAAACAAAAGCACTTATTCAGATGATCTCTGATATTGTTTCAACTGTATCAATGGATTTCAAGGAAGGTTTATATAAATCAATACCAATTGCACTTTATGAAGGTTTCGGTTTTTCTAAAAAAGCCGCTACTTCTGCAACAGGATTTATCAGACCTTACAGAAAACCTGCAATGGTTATTTCTTATTCCGGCTCTGCAACATCTGTGTTGCTTACTATAACATCAGGAACTATCGCAGCGGTATGCACTGGCGCACCTTCTGACGCTTTTACTTATGCGTTTAGTTCGTATCCGAAAACAAGTGATATAGCATCAGAAATTGACGGATTGACAAATTGGTCTTGTAGTATAATAAAAGATGTAAATTGCGATACTCTTTATCAATATTCCGGTGAAGAGATTTTAGGCAAAACAAATTACCTTAATGCTTCAGGCATGGATATTATGCTTGCGTCAGATATTGCAATCCCTGTGTCTGAGGGTTATTCAGTTTCTATTGATTCCATGCAGATAATAACTACAGCGGCAAGCACAATCCCTGCCGGAGTTAGTGGTGTAGCGATTGCATCACAAAACACAACAACCGGATTATCCGGCAATATTGCCGTTAATGCTATAGATACTGAAAACGGTAAGGGTTATATAAATTCTGTGGTAAGTGGAATTGAACATGTTATAAACGATTCTGCTTTTTCCGGTGGAGCTTCTGCCGAAACAGATGAGGAAAGAGCTATAAGATTTTCAAACACGGTTAACGCTCTTAACGCTGGAACAAAAAACGGAATACTTGTAGCAATTGAAGCAATTGACGGAGTTAAATCCGCTGGAATGAGAACATCATATCCCTTCCGTGGATCAAATACAATAATTGTAGATGACGGCTCTGGAAGTATTGGTTCAACACTACTTGCGGAAATCGAAAAAGTAATATATGGTGATCCAAATGATTTAATTAATTATCCAGGGAAAGGAACTGAAGGGATTGGTTATATAATTGTAGCTCCTGATATTGTTGATGTAAGTGTAGGGATATCTGCGACAAGGCTTCCAAATGTTAATGTTGATCTACTTGAGATTAAAAACGATATTCAAACCGCTGTCGAACAATATATAAATACTCTGCAATTAGGAGAAGATGTTCTTCTTTCAGAGATTGTCAGGGTTGGAAAAAATTCAAATGCTGCGGTATATGACTTAATAGTTACAAGTCCCTCAAGTAATATTGCGATTACAGATTCCCAATTTGCAAGAACCGGTTCAGGTACTGGTGGAACGGTAACCATAATTGTCACGGTGGCGACATAATATGTCTGAAAAAATTACGATAAGAGTAAATGACAGTCTGTCTAAAATATTTAAGACAGATGATCCTATATATAAAGCGGTGATTTGTGATAAAGATGGTGTTCCTGAAACATCTATAGTTAAGCCGACTGATTTTAATTTAGGCGCAATCACTAACAATATTGAATATCTCAGAAGATTGGGAATTGATTTACTTAAACAGATTTTCATTGATCAGGCTTCAGGAGAGTTTTTAAAATATACTCTTCAGACATTTTTTGCGAGTTTAAGACTTGAAAGTGAAACTGAAGCGGATTGGATTCAAAGAACAATATCTCTTATTTTTCAACCACGAATTTCAAGAGCTTCTTTAATTTTTGCGCTCAGACCTTATTCAAGCCAAGAGCCTCAAATTATTGCTGGCGGTGGAGATTCAATGTTTGCAGATGTGAGTTTTGCAGATATTGGAACTAAATATACTACAACGTATGAGGGATCGCCTTTTTATGTTTTTCCGGCATTAGCTCAAAGTGACGAAAGTTCTTACTATTCAATTGTCGTAATATTATATGATACACCTTCTAATCAGATTTATACTGTTTCAGATATTATCAATCAATATATAGCCGCAGGAATTTATTTTACGATAGAAATACGATATACATGAGGTAAAAAATAATGTCAAGAGACATGAGAATCGTAAATATGTCACCAGGTCAATTAGCAGAATATGACAAGGTATTCAAAAGACAAGGTGAGATAGCATATAGAGACATAGGTGTTTTATCAAAGATTGCACTGTTTAACTCCGGTAAAGCTCTTATAACTGAAGGGCTAAGAGTTGTGTCCGGTGGAGGCATGGTTGTAACGATCCCTACGGGATCAATTTTGCAGAGAATTACATCAGGAGACATTCTGCCTTGTATTTCAACTGCTAACCAATCAATAACCTTAGACGCTGCGTCCGGTTCACCACGAACTGATATAATTGAATGTCAGGTGAAATCAGTTACAGATAAAGATGATACAACAAAAGCAGTATTAGATCCGACAACTGGCGTAATTTCTCTTGAAAATATAAAAAGAGATTTAAAATATTATTTAGCAACACAGAAAAAAACAGGGAGTACGGATGCAACAGCAGCAACAGCCGGAGTTCTATCGGGTACGGTGGGGATTGCCGGAACTATAGACTTATCAGCTAATTATCTGCTTAATATTGCAGACGGAGAAGATGGATCTTTTCAGGAAATAGACCTTAGAGGCTCAACACCTGAAGCGACAACAAGATCAGAAATTATAAATGCAATAAACACAGCAATCGGAAGAACTATAGCATCAACCGGAGCAGGAGACACAATAACTCTAACTGGATATGGCACAGGAGAAACTTCATATTTTGAAATTAAGCCTCCGGTATCAAACTCAGACGCAGATGCTTTACAAACTGTTTTCGGGGTTTCTGGAGCAGGAGTTTATAATTATATATATAAAGGCGTAAATGATTGGATCAAGCTCTGTGAAATAGATATTGGTGCATCAACCACTGTTATCACAGGTTCGATGATAAGAAATATCGATCAAAAAGCAACATGGGCGAGTGACAGTGATCAGATTAAAACAAGAAGTCTTTTATATAGTACCGAAACAGAGTTATTGCCAGGAGAAGATTTAAGATTTTTAGCTACTTATAAGGCTATATCTCCAACATTCCCCTGGTTCTGCATGTCATTACCGGATCAGACATTATCTGTGACAAATTATCCTCAATCATTTATTGATGTATTGAGAGCGAAGAAAGTCACCTATGATGAACTGAATACAAATGTTTCTTCCTTCTCCGGTACATGGAGCGGTTCAGAATTTACACTTGATGATACGGTAGCTAATAATGCAATGTTGGCAGAATTAGCAGAGGAGTGGCTTTTTGCTGGCTCACCAACTACAGGATGGCGAATACTTGTTTCAGGCGGTTCAGAATATAACATTACAAACATAGTCACAAGCACACGCAAAATAACCGTATCGGGTTCACCATCCGGCACAAGTATAGAAATTTATCTCAATAGAATTTTAGGGAGTACAACATCTGCAAAACATTTTTCATGGGCTGGATTAGGTTTATATATGACAGGACAGAATAAGATAACAGGGCTAAGAAGAAGAGATAAATTTCAGGGTTGGCAATTGGGAGCAACGCATACCGCAACAACTTATTATTCGCGGATTGAAGCAGTTGACGTAACTCAGCCGTCCAACGTATCGGCTACATATGCAGACATACGGAATGGTTCAGGACTACAAGGAGATGCCGCAATGTACACTGCTAAATCCGACGGCACAAACGGCGACCCCCGTACCGGCCCAAAAACAGAAATGGAATCAGGAACACTATTAGTATATATGTACACAGGAGGATATACAGCATGACAATATATTTGAAGAAGCCGGATGGAACAATAGAGCAATATAAAGACGAGCTGATGCAAGCTCTGAGACTTGATACAGAGACACAAGGGGAATCTTTCGGCACTATCTATACCGCTGATTCATTGCCTGATGAAGATAAACTTGCGTTAGGTTTAATTACTCAGAAAGATATTGATGATAAAATAAAACAAAACAGAATAGCAGAAATTAAATCTGAATTGTCATATATTGATTATCAGACTATCCGGCCTTTACGGGCAAAAATGGCAGGAACAGCTACGACTATTGACGAGAATAAACTTTCTGAATTAGAGGCTGAAGCTGTTAAATTGAGAACCGAATTGAAGAATTTGGAATAACACGCAGGATACGCCTCTCGCAGAAGCGAAACATTGCTCTGTTTTATAAACAAAGCCCCTCAATATTTAGAGGGGCTTTTTAATATCAAAGGGAAAGTTCCATCTCCCAGCATAAAACATCACTTCCTTTCACCACATTTCTCCTGTTGTCAGATTTAACGGAGCATTATTATTTATTCGGTGGAAATAAGTATTACCGTTACTCCATACAACAAATATTCCTCTGCCGTAATTGGTAGAATTATAGGTAAAAGAATCAATCAGGCGATAATTTACAATCCACGCTTCAACGAAACCGGATCTTGTAAATTCTGAAACAGTCATTCCGTCAGGATCTTTTATAATAATTCTCTGATCATTTACTGTTACCCCCTCAACACCGGAATAATTATCAAGAACTGTATAGTATCTATAACCTGCACTGTCTGTAATATCTATTAAATCATCAAAATCTTTTACAGGTTTATCAGGAAGAGAACCTATTGTTGTCAGAACTCCTCCTGTTTGTGAATATAGATATGTCGTATCTTCAGGAACGGTTACAGAAAAATACAAAGTATTTCCAATTGAGAAAAATTCATTTATTGTGGCATTATAAGTATTCGTAGCACCGAGATATTTCTCTGTATATTGAATATTTACAGATTTATATTCTCCCGAAACAAAACCCATAAGCCCCGAAGCTGTTTTAATGTAAAAATCGGCATTAACCACAGGTTGAACGGTTATTACCTTCACTGTATCATCATCTATGTTGAGATAATTCAACACTTCAGTTTTTATACTCGCAATATTCGGGCAATTGCCATATAGAGCAACCATATTAGTCTGCACAGCGGAAACATCAACGAGAGAAAAACTGTCATATAACGAAGATAAATCAATTACTCCATCTGCCATATCAGCGGTCAAAGCGGTTAGTATGTCGCTTACTTGACTTACTGTTCTGTTTTTACATATCGCAGACGATAGAAATAGCAATCGGGCATTCGTACTAATATTGGTATTTAACGGATTTTCAGGTGTCCAGTTCAGATTATTATATAACTCTGTTGCAGCTTGAGTATTTGCTTCTGAGAAACTTTTCCCTGAATTCATAAGTGCAATTACTCTTTGCTTTATGATATGAGTGACAATATTTATATTGCCTCCCTCTTCAGAACTATCCACAAGACCTGATAATATAATCCTTGTATTCTCTACAGTTCCGGTATTTTCATTTATAAAAAAACCGTCTGCTCTTACATCAAGAATTCCCTGTAATTCTGTCGAAGATAGAGTATAACCTCCAAGATCGTTCAAAGTCTCAGTTGTATAAACCTTGCCTGAATATCCACCTGAAACAGACCATTCAGAAGCAGTTATCGTTGCTCCTTTCTGCAAAGCCCCTTTTTCAACTTTGCCTGAAAAGGTTTTTATTCCTGGTGAATTCGGAACAGATACCGGATCGTCTCCTCCACCTCCAGATTCACATGCAAATAGTATCATTGAAAAGAGAATAACGATAGCTATGTAAAAACGTTTCATAATATTCCTCCTTTGTTATTATTTTTTATAACAATAATACCGCACTATATAAAAGTCAAGCGTTTTAGTGAATATTTTTTACTTTTTTTATTCCAGAGCTTTTACACATTTATTCCTTATTACTGAAATTGTGTGTAAAATAGCATCTTCGGGGCTTTCGTCTTTTTCGTCAAATTCATTAGCTTCGAGATAACCACAGGGAAAAGACTCTGCCAGTTCCTTAATTTCTTTAATCGTATTCAGTAATTCATCAATGTATATTTCGATGTCATCAGCGTTTTGTTGCATCAAATTATCTATGACATGTTCTGCTCTTTCTTTTGCTGTTGGCATTTAGATTTATTTTTCTCCTTTTTATTTTATCTCAGCCTTTTCAATCCAGTATTTTAAAAGCTTTTCAGCTTCTATTTTCCCTGAGTCATTATCTTTAACTCTGAAAAATTCTTTTAATCCGGGGAGCATACATCTTAAAACATAATCACCTTGTTCACTTCTTGTCGATCCCCATTCAATTCTAAAAACTAACCATTTACCGATATAGCCGATAAAAGAAGATGGCCCGATTTCAGGATTATATTCTTTCCATGTTATCATTGTATTATCCAACTCACTTTATTATTATTATGAAAATTAAGAAGTCTTTTCTTATATCTATTATCAGATTCAATTGGAATAAAAAACAATATTCTTTTTCTTTTTAAACCATAAAGATTTCCAATATTATCTAACATTTTTCCTTTAGCTGGTTTAAATTGTTTAAAAGTTTTAACGAGTTCAGACAGATTATCATTATTCATAGCTTTATCCATTTATTAAAACTTCAATAGCTTCTTCTTCATTTTCAGTAACAATTAAATATTGATAATTATGTTTATGATAACCTCTTTGAATAACGTAATACGAGTTACTACTTTTGGAATAAAATAATTTTTTATTATCATAATTTACCGTAGCTTCATGTTTTTTAATAAATTCCGTAATATTCATAAACTCTTCTCCTTTTATTTAACATCACTTAACAGCACTTTTGTGATTGAGTGTTTTTTCAAAAGGTCTATACAAGCCCCTCAGACTGCATATAATCAACTATACAAGGCTTCAAAAATCAATAATTCAGAGCGGTACGATCTAATTTTTGAAACCTTTTATAGTGAATCTACGCTATTGTTTTTCTTCCAGATGTTTTTTATATTCATTAGTTATCAATATTTCAGCAAAAATAAAAAATACAAAAAATCCGGTTGTAACCTTGTAATTGAAACAGATCAAAAGACATAGCGTTATAAAATCTATTCCGTAAATATAAAACTCATACCATGACTTTGATTTATATGTTTTTTTATCGTATGCCTTGAAAAGTTCGGCTTTTACTTCATCATTGAAAATTGAAAAACCAATAATCATTCCCAAAGATGATAACACTATCATTATCAAGGCAACCGACCATGATTTATCAGGGAACAAATACGATATTAAAAATATTCCTAATAAGATAAAAACATCAAATAATACTGTTTTTATAAAATGCTTCATTTATCCTCCTGCTTCAATTTTATCTCTCACAGCGGAAAGCCTTTTACGGCTTCCACTGTGGGAATAAGTTTTTACTTCTGCCAGGGCTGAGCTTTCTTAGCTCCCTGTGTCTGTGGTGCTGTTTGCTGTTGTGTCTGAACAAAACCGCTTGTAGCTGGTGCAGATGTTTGACCGCTTACCGGAATGTGTTTTTTGATTCTGTTTTGTTTTCCGTATGTCGGATCTTCTTTGACTGATACATCAATAATCAGAGGTATGCCGTGAAGCTGTGCAGAGTCCTGAACGTGCTGAACACCGACAGCGAGACAGATAGAATTCAATGCCCTTTGTGCAATTTGTGCAGCCTGAGCGTTTTCGTTCTGAAGGTTAAGATTTTCAAAAATCTTTCTCCCTTTGAATTCTCCATCTATTATCTGGTATGTCAGCTTTAGAATCATACCTGTTCCCTGTTTGTTCGGTGTGTAATCTGAAGTTTCAATTATTGTTGTGTACTCTCCAGCCGGAACTATTTCAAAACTTTCTTCAGGCTGGTTGGGATCTGCTGTGTAACCGAGTTGTGCCATTATTTACTTGTCTCCTTTTTTAGTTTTAGTGGGTGTTGCTGGTGTTTCTTCATAAGGCCCTGTTAATATCCATTCCATGATCTCAGGACAGGCATTAAGATCAACCGTTACATCCGGCAATCCAAAACTGTTTCCAGAAATCATCGCTGCGGATTCACCGGACAGGTGAAGTATGCGGTTATTGGTTGTGACTGCTTTTCCTTTTGTGTTAAGGTTATTACCGGATTTTGAAACGAAAATTTCCTTGTTATAGAAAGCGATTACGTCAGCCCATTCCTCAATAACTGCAAGGCTGGACTTGTCGATTTTCATAACCCATTTATCGTACTCATCTGAATCCGGTGGATTAACTTTTACAGTCTGTGCATGACTGATAAGAATTACATCAATACCACTTTCACGGAGAACATCGCAATTATACAGAAAATCTTTCCATGCTCTGACTGCATGATATTTCAAACCTTTGCTGAAAGCTGTTTCCTTGTTGTGATCGTCAGTGATTGACTTCCATCCGTTTTTTTCACAGAGGTAATTCCAGATTAGCGGTTCAAGCCAGTCAATTGAATCTACAATTACTCTTTTGTATGAGTGATTTTCATTAAGCAGAAAATTGAAAACTTCCTGTAGGTGCGAATAATGAGTAACAACCGGAGTTTTATCACAATTAATATGCGCAACCCTGTCTTCGGTCGGTATCATCAGTGCATTTTTTGTAGCCCCTGCAAGGGTAGACTTGCCGAGCTTAGGAGGGCCATAGAGAACAACTTTTCTTGCTTTTCTCTGCGCTCCTTTCTGAATATCTTTAATATTGAAACCCATTAAAACCTCCTTTTTAAATTTTTTCAACTGATACAGTTGTTTTATTTTGTTTCTCTGTTACGCAATCTGAAACCTTCAGATAAATTTCCCTGTTGTTTTCTTTTAACCAGTCAAATCCTTCGGAATCCAAATCGAATTTTATTTTTTCAGGTCTGAGTTCTTCCGGTATCTCCGGTCTGATTGCAACATACTTTTCCTGATCGAGTTTCTGTGAAAAGTTTTTCTTAATAGTAACTTTGTATTTCTCTTCATTAAATGTCTTGCTTTTACCGTCAAAGTCACCATACAATTTTTCCAGTTCAGCTTCAATCTCCACTCTTCTGGCTTTTGCCTTATCTTCTGTTTTAGACACTTTCAGATGTTCAGCGAGAAGGGCTTCTTTTTTATCCTCCAATCTTTCCTCCTTTTTTCTTAAATTCTTTAAAGCCGAGAGATACGATTTCCCTGTAGCCTTCCTGAAAATTTCGGATTCTTTTATCAAAAATAAAATCGTCAATTTCTTTTTTCAGTACAGGTTCAACATAAATTGCCAGTTGTACTTTTTTATCATCAAGCTCTGACACTATTAACCTCCTTGATAATTTCTGTTTTTATTTAATATTATTGTGACAACAATATGTCAATACATTTTTTTGTAAAATAATAAAATATTTTCTTGACAGGTTTTTTATAAAGGTGTAGAGAATGAAAAAACAAAGGAGAGGATAATGGCAAAACTGGAATATAATGTATATGAAGATCCGACTCTGAAAGCAATGGATGAGGCTTTAGAGCTAAAACAAAAACTTGAAAAGCCACGCAATTATCTTGGTGCATCAGAGATCGGAAATGAATGTGAACGGTATCTATTTTATTCTTTCAGAAATGCAAAAGCAAGAGTAATTTCGGCAAAAGGGATTAAGGCTATAGAGGACGGTTTTGATCAGGAAGCTAAAACAATTGAACGATTGCGGATGCTTCCATTTATCGAACTACATACAACGGACGGAACTTTCGACAAAGACGGCAACCCGAATCAAATTGGTTTTGATGATATGCTCTTAGGACACGTGAGGGGACATGTTGACGGCATGGTAAAAGGATTATTGCAAGCCCCTTCCACATGGCATATATTTGAGCATAAGAGTGTAAACGAAAAAAAGTTTAACGAACTTAAAAAGTTAATAGAAGAAAAAGGAGAAAAAGAAGCTCTTTACCATTGGGACATTATCTATTATGGTCAATCACAAATATATATGCACAGGTTTGAGATGACACGACATTACCTTGTGTGTTCAACACCTGGAGGTCGGGATCATATATCTGTCAGGACTGAGTATAAACGTGCATACGCTGAAATGCTGATTGAGAAAGCTAAAAATATAATATTTGATAACTGGAATATTCCGGCTCGAATATCTGATAAAAGGGAGTATTACAAGTGTCAGTGGTGTCAATACCAATCAATCTGTCACGATGGAGAAGTGCCGGACATAAACTGCAAAACTTGTAGATACAGGGATTGTATCGATGAAGGTAAATCAAAATGTTTGTTGAATGATACAATAATAGAAGAGACTCTGCTTAATGTCGGTTGTGTCTCTCACATCTATAATCCGGCTCTTATGCCTGAATGTAAACTTGTTGAACATCAAGAGGATGGATGTATCTATCATATACCGGAAAAGAATTTTTATTTTGCAAATACTAATCTCACAGGCTTTCCAGATGTTAAAGGTCAGATTGACGCAATATTCACAAGCAAAGAGCTAAAAGAAAAAATTAAGAATATCAATAACTTAGGTGTAGCTACTGCAAAAATTCAGAAGGCTTTTATTGGTGAGATGTCTCCGAAGGCTAAGCCCTGGGACAGCCTGAGCAATGATCATTCAAAGCTGAGGGATATATAAATGGAAGAGATTAAATTCAGAGTTTATGATAAAAAGGAAAAATGTTTTCATTATTTTACACTGACAAATATTTTACAGTATAAAAATGAATTTGAAAAGCATATAATCAATGGTGATAAATTTGATTTATTCGTTGGACTAAAAGACAAAAACGGAAAAGAGATTTATGAAAGGGATAAAATAAAAGTTCTGGAAGTATATAATAATAAAGAAAAAGAATATATAACCGATATAATTTTTGAAGAGTCAGCATTTTTATGTAAATCTGGTTCTTCTTATTATGATACTTTTATAAACTCATGGCATAATCCAGACAAAAGATACCCATTGATTGAATTTGAAATAATTGGAAATCCATACGAAAATCCAGAGTTAATAAAAGAGGTCAAATGATACTATCAATAGATATTAAAAGCTGTAGCGATAAACCGGAAGGGATTGAAACTTTCAGGGATAAACATAAAAATCCGAAACAGACAAATTTCATAGTCTGGGATAAAGACGGTATTCCACGTTTTGCAGTCTTTGAAGATGGACATTTTAAATATACCGGAAATAAAAGGGTGATAACAAACGCTGATAAATATATCAGAGTACCTACAGGCGAAGAGGTTGAAAGTATTTGTAATGGTTGACGGTAACAGAAAATTGACTGTAGAATTTAAAATGAATACTGATAATGGATACTGTTATACTCCATGTCCTTATGGAAAAAAATGTTTCGTATATAGTGTAACCTGTCAGGATTGCGAACATTTTTTCGGGCTTATACCTGATACGAATATAATAAAATGCACAGGAGCGAGAATTGAAGAAATATAACATTATATATGCAGATCCTCCCTGGTCGTACAAGGATAAATGTCATTCAGGAAAAAGGGGAGCGTCTTACAAATATCCAACACAAGGTATAGACTGGATTAAAAATTTACCTGTGCAAAATATTTGTGCAGATGATTGTTTTCTTTTTCTATGGGTAACTATGCCCCTGCTTCAGGAAGGATTAGACACAATAAAAGCGTGGGGATTCCAATATAAAACTTGTGCCTTTACATGGGTTAAGAAAAACAAAAATAAAGATTCATGGTTTTGGGGTATGGGAAATTTCACACGGTCTAACGCTGAACTATGCTTGCTCGGAGTTAAAGGAAAACCTAAAAGAGTGAGTGCTTATGTTCATTCCGTAGTCGATACTCCAATTGAAGGACATTCCGTTAAGCCTGCAACAGTTAGAGACAGAATCGTTGAACTCTGTGGAGATTTACCACGAATAGAATTATTTGCAAGAAATTACCCTGCTTATTGGGACGCATGGGGAAATGATGTAATAAGCGATATTGAATTATGAACCAAAAAGATATAATTGATATTGTCGCTGAAAAAACCGGATACCCGAAATATTATGTCAGAGATATTGTAACTAAAACTTTTGATGTAATATTGGAGGAGATGTTTATTCATCCGGTAACTATCAGAGGTTTTGGTAAGTTTTTTACTAAAGAGCGTAAAGGTAGATATGTTATTCATCCTGAGACTGGAGAAAAAATAATATATCCTTCCAAGCTTAAACCTACATTAACATTAAGCAGAAGTTTACCTGACGAAGAATCTTAAAGGAGATAAAAATGAAATGCAGTACAATAAAAAATAAACATAATAAATATGCTGTTACTTTCTGCGATACGCCTGAATCTATAATAATTTATGCCTATGACATTGATCAGGCAAAGATATTAGCTCAGGCCAAAAGAATCGAACAGGAAAAGAATTATACAGATATTTATTCTATACAGGAGATATGAAACAATGACACAGGAAAAAGCAATTGAATTGGCACTATCCGGTCATAATATTTTTTTAACAGGAAAGGCCGGGACGGGTAAAACTTATACGCTAAACAAGATTATTGAAAAGCTGATGGAGAAAGGTAAGAAGGTTGCAATAACCGCAAGCACTGGAATTGCAGCTACTCATATCGGAGGGAATACAATTCACTCATGGGCTGGTATCGGCATAAAAGATAAACTGGAAACAGAAGATTTTTATAAACTTAAAAATAATCAATATTCTTTTGAGAGATTATCAAAAGCTGAAGTTCTGATTATTGATGAGATTTCAATGCTACATGATTATCGACTTGATATGGTTGATGAAGTTTTGAGATTTATAAAAATCAGTGAAGAGCCTTTTGGTGGAATTCAAGTTTTGCTGATCGGTGATTTTTACCAGTTGCCTCCTGTTGAAAGAAACGGAAAAAATAATTACACCTTTAATGCGAAGGTGTGGGACATCGCTAATTTTAAAGTTTGTTATCTGGAAAAGATTTACAGACAGGAAAGTGATTTAAAATTTATTGAGATACTAAACGCAGTCAGGGAAAACAATGTTACAGCAGAACATAAAGAAATATTGAAGTCACTTTCTGATAATACAAAATATAAAGATCAAGCTGTTAATCTTTATTCAAAAAATATTGATGTTGAACAGGAGAATAACTATAGACTTGATTGCATTAAAGGAATTAAGACAACTTTTCAGGCTGAGGTTTACGGCAATCCCTCACAGGTTCAGCGTATATTAAAGAACTGGATGGGACGTGAATTTCTTCATTTAAAAATCGGTGCTAAAGTAATGTTTGTTGTAAATGATTTAAAGACAGGTTTTTATAATGGAACTATGGGTGTAATATCAGATTTTGAAGATGAAAGCGGTTATCCGATTGTTAAAATATTCAAAACCGGAAAAAAGATAACAGTAAGAAAACATGAATGGAAAATTGAAGAGGAAGATGAGATAAGCGGTGAAAAGAAAGTGCTTGCATCTGTTTTACAATTCCCTTTACGCCTTGCGTATGCGATTACGATCCACAAATCTCAAGGAGCGACTTTTGAGTATGTTAATCTTGATATGACTGATGTATTTGTTCTGAACATGGGTTACGTTGCATTATCCAGGATAACATCACTTGACGGGCTATGGCTTAAAGGATTTAATTTTATATCTCTTCATACAGATGTTGCAGTCATTCAAAAAGACATTGAATTTAAAAAAATGAGCGAGGAGTTGGAACAATGCTGAAAAAACTTATCAGTAAGGTTATTGCATGGCGTTTCACTTGCACTCATAATGATTACATGATAATATTCAAAGACTATCAGGAAAATTGTCAAAAGTGCCGTTGTTCTAATTGCGGAGAAATATTTTATAAAGAATTAGAATAATTTTTCACACAAATATATAAATTTTTCTTGACCTGTAAAAACAAATAATGTAAATACAACGGATATTAAAGAGACATAACCTAAACCTTGACCGGATTTATGTTTCTTTAAGAAACTTACAAAGGCTTATAATTTTTGTGTTCGGTCAAGGCGATTTATTTATAAATCGGGAACATGAGATTATAAGCCTTTTTTTATTTTAAGGAATGAGGGAAATGATTTTTGAACCACGTTATTACCAGAAAGAAGCGTTAGAAGCTCTTCAGGATTATACAGCTAATAATCACGGAAAGAATCCGATCATAGTGCTGCCCACAGGTTGTATTTCGTGGGATAGTATAATAAACGAAAATAGAAACAAATTAGGACGGAAAAAACGCATTGAGACAATGTATAAAGGTTTTAATGGATTGAACAAAAATCAAAAGCACAATTATGACAAAACATATAAAACTTTTGTTCGTTCTTTCAACGGAGAAAAAATAAAATTAAACGAAGTTGAATCTGTTTCGTATAGTGGAATAAAAGATTTATTAAAATTAAAACTTGAAAACGGATTAGAATTAAAAGCTACACCTGATCATAAAATAATGACAAAGACTGGTTGGGTTAGAATGTATAAGCTAACCACAGAACATGAAGTAATGTGTGACACTTTAAAACCTGAAAAAAAAGAAAATCATTCCTATGTTAAACATAATGATTTAATGATTTGTAATTTATGGTTTCATCCTTACGCAAAAAAAACAAAAACTAAAAAAGAAAAAAGAGGATATACTTTAAGAGTTGAAATTCATAGAGCAATATATGAATGTTATATAAATAATATTACATTAGATGAATATAAAAGAATTTTAAGAACAAACGATGAAAAAATAAAAGAAATGATTTTCATAGATCCATCAATCTATGATATTCACCATAAAGATTTTAACCATAAAAATAACAATCCAGAAAATCTCATTAAACTAACAAAAAGAGAACATCAGGTTTTACATAGTGAACATTCTAAACATAATTTTAATCAGGGAGTTCCAAAATATTCAAAAGTTTTATCAGTTAAATATTTTGGAAAAGATCATACTTACGATATAGGATGTTTTGAAAATCATAATTTTGTTGCCAACGGAATAGTTGTTCATAACTCAGGCAAAGCTCTATTGCAAGCTATGATTGTTAAATGGATAATGGAATGGGATCATACAAAAATATTATTGCTTACTCATCAGAAAGAACTTATAGTTCAGAACTCAGAAGAGTTTGTAAAACTTATGGATACACCTTTTCTTGATTATGGTATATATTCCGCAGGACTAAAAAAAAGAGAAAGAGGACATAGAATTTTATTTGCAGGGATTCAGAGTGTTTATAAAAGAGCGTGGTCTGATATTGGATTCAGAGATATTATACTTGTAGATGAAAGTCATCTTATTCCGCATGGAAACGATGGCATGTATCGGACGTTTATTTCTGAGATGAAAAAAATAAATCCTAAAATTATTATAGTGGGACTTTCCGCTACTCCATATCGTCTTAAAGGTGGATTATTAACAGAGGGTAAAAATAAATTATTTGATGATATTTGTTATGAAGTTACAATACCAGAACTGATAAATCCTAATCATCCAAAAAATAAAGATAAAAAACAATATCTTGGAAGTATTATTACTCCTAAAAAAGCTATGAAATCAAGAGTGGATTTATCAGGAGTACATATAAAAGCCGGAGAATATGTTGAAAAAGAGATGCAGGATGCTTTCTGTAAAGATGATTTAGTCTCAAGATCTGTAAGAGAAATACTTGAATATGTTCAAGATAGAAGAAAGATTTTAGTCTTTACAGCAGGGATAGAACACTGCGAACGAGTTGCTGAAACATTTAAAGAGTTTGATCAATCTGTCGGCTATGTTCACAGTCAAAGAACAGATATTGAAAATCAAAAAGTTCTCGAAGATTTTAAAACAGGAAAGATAAAGTTTTTAGTCAATGTTTCTATTCTTACAACTGGTTACAATGTTAAAGATATAGATTGCATCGTACTAATGAGAGCAACACAAAGTCCAGGGCTTTACGTTCAAATGGTTGGAAGAGGCACAAGGCTTCATCCTTCAAAAGAAGATTGCTTAATACTCGATCTTGCTCACTGTATAGAAACTCACGGTCCGATTGACAAGATAGAAATTAAGAAACAAAAAGACGGAACAGCAAAAGCTGAAGGTATGCCGGAAAAGGTATGCCCATCCTGTGAATCAATGCTTGCTCTTGCTGTTATGGTCTGTCCTGATTGCGGTTATGAATTTCCGGTTAAAGATAAACATGATGATACAGCGAGTGAAGCTGATATTATTTCTAAATGGAAAAGACCTGAGCCTTATGATGTTGAATATATACATTATTCAATACATCAGAAAATCGGATCTCCTGATATGCTGAGGGTGCAATATTACATAAGCGATCTTTATAGCTACAGCGAGTATATATGTCCGATGCACACAGGATTTGCAAAAAAGAAAGCGTTGCGATGGCTGGAGCTAAGGCTTCCGGTTGAAGATCTGGATAAGCCTTTATGCTCAATTCAGGATATAATAGATCATAAAGATAAAATTAAGCAACCGAAACAAATTATTGTTGATTTAAACGGCAAGTATCCTAACATAATAGGACATATTTTTGAGGAGAAGAAGGAACATGTCGCAGTATAGAATATCTGAAGAGACTATTGAAAAGCTGAATAAAATCTATGATTATTTTGGTGGAGGATCAAAGTCTGAATCTTTTGACAATAAGATTGAAAGGCTTTTTCTTGAAGCCGGAGAGTTCAGGGACGCTATTACACTGAAACAAAATTCAAAGAAAAGAAATAAAGAAATCACGGATTTAATTTCGTGTTGTCTGCAACTGCTTTTTAATAATGCAGAGATTCAGACACAACTGGAACAGACTATTGATTTTACAATTTCCAGGATCGAAAACGGTTATTATCAGCAATGATCTGCTATAAATGCAAAACTGAAATGATACGAGACAAAAAATCTAATAAAAATTCGCAGTTCTCTAAGGTCTGGATTTGCCCTAAGTGCAAGCATGAGACAATAGAGGAGAGCAATAAATAACTATGTTTACACACACTCCCTGCGGTCAACCATCCTATAAAATCCGCAAAAAAGAACCGGCTGAGTATTGTTATATCGACCGCAGGGAATTTTTTTATATATGATAAAAATTGTTGACTTTTAAAAAAGGAGAGTTTTAAACTATGAGACATAACATTACTACGGTTCATTTTTAAGCTAAAATAAACAGATAAAAATATACAATGAAAGAGTACATTGATAAGACAATGAAAAAAGTCAAAGAAAAATGGAAAGATATAAAAGGTTATGAAGGTTTATACCAAATAAGTAATTATGGTAGAGTTAAATCTTTGCATAGAAAATGGATAGCAGCTAATGGAGGTAAACACGAACATGGTGATATAATTATGAAACAAGATTTTGATCCTAATGGTTATTTTTATGTCAATTTTTATAAAAATAATAAAAAGAAAAAATTTAGAACACATAAATTAGTAGCATTGCATTTTGTTAAAAATATAAAAAACAAACCAGTTGTTAATCATATAGATGGTGTAAAAAGCAATAATTATTATAAAAATCTTGAATGGGTAACTTTATCTGAAAATTCAATTCATGCTATTAAAAATAATCTATATGAACATGTTAAAGGATCAGATGTAAAAAATTCAAAACTAACAGAATGGGATGTTTATGTAATAAGAAAACTTTATAAAAATACAAAATATTGGCATAAACAAAAAACAGTAGGTGAATTATTCGGCATATATAAATCACAGCATATAAGCGATATAATAAGAAACAAAACTTGGAAACATATTAAAGCATGAATGAATTAATTGATAAATATATAGGTCAAGGCTTTAAAATATTTCCATGTAATGCTGATAAATCTCCAGCGACACCTAACGGTTTCAAAAACGCACATAATAATAGAGAAATATTATACAAGCAATTTTATAAACCTGATATGTTAATTGGTCTGCCTTGCGGTGATGTCAATGGTATAGTCGTAGTTGACATAGACACAAAAGACGGTAGATCAGTTGACGAGCTAAAAGAAGAAATCAGGCAATATGGCGAACTTCCTCCAACGTATGAAGTTGAAACTATGAATGGAGGTCGGCATCTTTATTATAAAGTTGATACAACAATTCTCAGCGCACATACACACTTCTTTGATAAATCCCTTCCGGTTGACCTCAGAGGAAACGGCTCTTATGTAATCGCAGGAGACTATCGGAAATATTTTCCACTTGATGTCGAAGATATTGATGACATTAAGCAGTACATGGCTGAATTGCCGGACTGGATAGAGAATTATAAAAAGAAAAATGAATACAATGAAACACCGGAAGGCGAGTTTTTACCGGAATCAGAGGTAAGAGAACTCAGATCCGCTTTATCGTTCATATCCTCAGATGATCGGGAAATGTGGGTTAATGTCGGTATGGCATTAAAAAACACAAGATCAGTTCAGGCAAAAGGTATCTGGCTTGAATGGTCTATGAAGTCTGAAAAGTTTGATCCGCTTGACTCTGAAAAAAAATGGAAAACATTCAAGCCCTCTGATATTACCATTGCAACCATATTTCACATTGCTAAACAAAATGGATGGGTTACGACTTATGAAAACACTCCAACGATTTTAAATGAATCGCAAATAAACGAAAAGATAAAAGAAATAAAAACTTATGAGAAGAAACCGTTTCCGGTGGAATTGCTTAATCCCCCTGGACTTGTCGGTGATATTGCAAATTACATGAATTCACAGGCTCAGAGGGAACAGCCGATATTGTCTGTAGCTGCGTCACTGGCTTTCTGCGGTGCAATAATGGGACGCAGATTTCAAGACGCTACGCAGATGAGAACTAATTTATATTGTATCGGTATCGGTGAAACCGGATGCGGTAAGGAAAACGCAAGGTCTGTTATTAAGCGTATAGTCATGGAGTGCAACGATGCAAAGATGGAGAATTTTTGTATGGTTGAAAATATTGCTTCAGAAACAAGTGTTTACAGTGCATTATCTCTTGATCCCTGTCAGTTGTTTCTGCTTGATGAAATAGGAATATTTCTAAAAAGTACGCAGAATAATAACGCCTCTCACCTTGCCGGAGTTCCAGCGGTTTTACTAAAATTGTTTACCTCTGCTAATCAATGGGTATCCGGTAAAAGTTATGCCGACACAAAAAAACAAATACATCTTAATAATCCTAATTTATGTATTTATGGAACTGCAACGCCTAAACAATTTTTTGACTCTCTGTCAAAAGATAACGTGGAGCAAGGACTTTTGGGCCGCTTGCTCGTTTTCGAGTCAGAAGATCCACGACCTCCAGCGAGACGGTTTGTTAAATTTCAAAGACCTCCGAAAGATTTAGTCGATCACGTTAAAAGAATATTTGCCACAAAACCAAACGCTAATCCGGTCGGGAACGTCAGTATAGTCGAGACAGTTGATCCCCTTATAGTTCCCATGACTCAGGAAGCGGAAGAAATGATGTGGAATTTTACACTTGAAATTGATGAATATTATTTAAAGATAAAAAATTCAGGTAAGATTTATGAACTATATACCAGGTGTGTAGAAATTGCTAAAAAAATTGCGATGATAATAGCAATCGGCTGTGCTAAAGATGGCGAGACTCCGATTATTAAGCCTGAACATGTTGACTATGCTGTTAAATTGTCAAGATTTTTGACTGACTCATTGCATGATGCTGTTGAATCTAAAATATCGGATAATACACTTGAAAAAGAAGTTAAGAAAATGCTTAATCTTATCAGAAACAGTAAAAAGATTTCTCAATCAGACATTACAAGAAAATTTCAGCATTTAAAATCAGCGGAAAGAAAAGATATAATACACACGCTGATCGAGTCAAAGCATATTGAAGAGTTTATTGATACAAGCTCTTCAAAGCCGAAAAGATTTTATATAGCAATAGGAGAGTGAAAACATGAAAACAAAAATACTATGGCTTGATACTGAGACAACCGGAATTGATCCTTCGTTGCACTCGATAATAGAAATTGCCGGAATAATTGATATTGACGGAGTTCCAGAAAAAGAATTTTCATACAAGGTTCAGCCTCATAAAGATTTTGAAATTGATGAAGAGGCTTTGAATATTTCAAAAACTAAAAAGTCTGAGTTAAAAAATTATCTCGATATACCCACTGTTCATTCCTAACTGAAAAAGAAGATAAATTTATAATTGCAGGGCAGAAAATATCTTTTGACCTGAATTTTCTTTCTCATTTTTTTATGAGGCAAAACGACAATTTCTTAGGCTCTTATATTGATTTCAGAAAGAGAATAGAGCTACTGGATATAACCAGGGGACTCAGGGCTTTAGGGATAATAGAATCTCAGGATTCTAAGCTTGAAACGCTATGTAAAGAGTTCGGGATTGAAATTAAAGCCCATAGCGCACTATCAGATATAAAAGCTACAAGGGAGTTGTATTATATTTTTAAAAATGGAATAAATTTTAAGGTAGAGATATGATACAATTATATAAAGGTGACTGTCTTGAAATAATGAAAATAATACCTGATAAGAGTGTAGATTTAATAATAGCCGATCCTCCTTATAATATTGGTAAAGCCGATTGGGATAAATGGAAAACTAAAGAAGATTATATTGAATGGTGCGGTTTATGGATTAAAGAAAGTGAAAGGCTTTTAAAAGATAATGGAAGTTTTTATTTTTTTCACAATGACATGACTCAAATAGCGATGCTTATGGAGTGGATAAGAAAAAACACTAAATTTGTTTTTAAGCAAATGATAGTATGGAACAAAAGATTTGATAACGCAAAAAATAAAGGATTCTTAGATGGTTTTGTTGAAGTTGGAGGTTTGCGTAATTATCAAACAATGGCTGAATATTGTTTATTTTATACTTTTCAAGATGAAACAGGATTAACTACGGTAATGCTTGATACAAATAATTTTAGCCCATTACGACAATATTTTAAAGATTTACAGGAATTTATTGGTTTAAATATAAAAGAAATAAATAAAAAATTAGGGCATAGAAAATCGGAACATGCTTTTTATTGGAAAACAACTCAATGGGATTTACCGACACCGGAAACGTATCAAGAATTAATCAATAGCTTCAATATAGATAAATGGGTTGCTTTTAGAGAATATGAATCGCTCCGGACAGAATATGAATCGCTCCGGACAGAATATGAATCGCTCCGGACAGAATATGAATCGCTCCGGTATATTTTTAATAACCAAAAAACACATCATTCAATATGGAATTATGAAATTGCAAAAAAGCAAGGACACATAACGCCGAAGCCAATTGAACTCTTGGAAAACATTATTCTACATTCGAGCAATATAGATAATATTATTTTCGATCCTTTTATGGGTTCAGGCAGTACCGGAGTCGCTTGTGTAAATACAAATCGTAATTTTATCGGCATAGAAAAAGATAAAACTTATTTTGAGATAGCCAAGAAAAGAATTGATGAAGCTGAACAAAATAAAAAGGAGGAGTTGTTTAAATGACACAATTAAATCCCTGTCCATTTTACGAAGTGGAATAAAAGAACTTAATATTTTTTTCCTAAATAGTGAAAAATTTTCTTGACATAACGATTTAATTAACGGTAATGTTTATTAAAAAGGAGAGAGAAATATATGCCAAAATATTCACAACCTACACCGAAACAGATTAACTTTCTGGTAGAAACCGGAAGAGAATTTTCTCAGAGTATAGATCTGTCGGATTTTAAAGACGCTGAAACTCTCCCAGACAGAATGTTTTCTTTTGTCTGTGATAAAATTCTTAAATCTGAAGATAACGAAATTAAGATCGAGTTGTCACGGTTTTTAATGTTCAGAGGATATTCAGAGTTTATCAGTGTTTCGACAAAAGCATCACTAATGGCACTCAAGGAAATGTAATGCAATTTTACATTCTGCATAAAGACTGCTGGAATTTATTTTTTATAATCGAGGGACATGATGGTTAAGATTTCTGATCTCGAAAAAATAAGCAACAACCTGGAAAAATTGGAATATAAGATTTACAGTAAAATTCCAGAAATGTTTATTTTCAGGAAAGAGGGGAGCAGATTTGACGTTGACTTAGAAACGCATGAAGTCAGATTTTATAAAAAGTTCCAGACTCAGAATAAATACAGGCATTGTAAAACTTATAGCTTCTCTGAATTTGCTGTTATCTCAGGGGACTGGATTAAGAAAAATTTAAAAGGAGAGTGAAATTTATGAAAAACATCGACATGAAAGTAGAGGGAAACATTCTTACGATTAAAATTGATTTATCAAAAGATTATGGTAAATCGTCCACTGGTAAAAGTATAATAATTGCCAGTACGGAAGGTAATCAGTCCGTTCCTGAATCTGATGCAAAGATCGGAGTTAATGTTTACAGGAAAGTTGAAAAGTGACTGAATACAACTATGGATCAATAGTCAACTCTCTCTGGAAATTATACGGAGAGAGAATGACTGATTGGGAGAGCGGTTTTATTGACGATATGATGAACTGGAAGGGTGAGTTTACAGATCGCCAGAAAGAAACCATTTTATCTATAAACAGAAAATACAGGGTGAAGAGATGAAAGTAATTCAAATTGTAGAATATAAAACAAGTTCTGTGGTTAAAGAAATAGATGTTACAGGAAAACTCGAAAGACAGATTGAAAAAATAGATTCAGGAATAAATATAAACCTGAATCACGAAAAATTTTTTACGAGAATAAAAGAATAAAAAAAGAGAGAATATGAGTAATTTTGATAAAAACAGATTCGATTCAAAATCAATAGAATATGAAACACCAGACAGTTTATTCCAGAAATTAAATAGAGAATTTAATTTTACGGTAGATGTTTGTGCCACAAAAGAAAATACTAAAGTTCCTTTTAAATATTTTACAAAAGAAAATAATGGACTTATTCAAGATTGGAAAAATGAAGTTTGTTGGATGAATCCTCCTTATGGAAGAGAAATGTTATTTTGGCTAAAAAAGGCGAAATATGAATCCGAAAACAATAACAGTATAATTGTAGCTTTAATCCCTGCAAGAACTAATACTAAATGGTGGGGGGAAATATGTTTACAATCTTCTGAAATACGATTTATTCAAGGAAGACCAAAATTTAATAATGGAAAACATGGTTTGCCTTTTCCTCTGGCTATTATTGTTTTTAATGGTAATAAAAATTGCAAAATGAGTTGTTTTAAGCAGTAACATCACTTAATTGCCCTTTTGTGATTAAGTGTTTTTTGAGAATACCTATATACGGCTTTCAGACTGCATATAAAGCACGATATAAAGCCCTATTTTTATCAATATCAAGGGGATTGTTTTAAAATTTTAGACTTAATACAGATTAAACCAAAAGGAGGTTTTTGATGAGATACCACAGCAGTAATTATTACGACAGACCTAATCCTCACTCTTTCGGAGATACCGGAACTATGCACAGACAGCAGAAAGCAGAAAAAGAGGAGTTTAAAAGAGAAGAGATGCAAAAAGAATTAAACCAGGAAGACAGAGAGGAGAAGGTAAAGAAATGAAAAAATTTAAAATACCCGATCCCCCGAAAGGTATGATGTATAACACAGATAAAAGAAAAATAGATATAGTCGCAGATGGTCTGCAAAAGACCGGAGGGTATTGCCCTTGTGTTCCGAAGCATCTGCATAATATTTCAACTAAGTGTCCGTGTGTTGACGCAAAAGTTGAAAATAATTGCAGATGCGGAATTTTTATTAAAGCATAAATAAATAATTTTCCGATAATAAAAATAAAAGACAGGAGGTTACATTGAAAAAGTTATTTCGCAGAAACGATTCAGTAATTACATGTAAAAAGTGTAGACAAAAAACAGAAATAGGTTATAACTTTCTACAGACTGAGAGTTATGAAGCGTTCACGGAAGAAATGAAAAAAGAAAGTCTATGTCCTAAATGTCTTATGAGGCGTAAAATTGATGCAATGGTTGAGCATGATCCAGTGCTGATTGAAACAGCAAAAAACATGATAGGAGTTGGTGTGATATGAACGAGAAAGAAATTATAATTGAAAGCAAATTGGAAACAAAAGCGCATGACATTGATTATCTTCTGAATTGCGCTAACTGTTTTCATTTTATATTCTTTGCAGGATCTGACTGTGTATGTGTCCTGGATAAAAAGATTGTAAATCCACGTTCAAAATGCGACAAGCACAGGATAAACAGAGATGATAACTAAGATATTTTTCGGGTTATGGGCTTTTGCGAGTATATATTTTTTATACTCAGACAGTATTTTCGGATTGATACTATTTGCAGTCTGTTTTCTCGCTGTTATTTTTTGTTTATTACATAAGCTTGTTAAAACTACAAAAGGGAGGATTATAATAAAATGAGTATAATTGAAATTTTTATTTTTTTGCTAATAATGGGTGTCACTGCAACAATAGCGGAGGGTTCAGGATACAAAAAAGGGAGATCGGATAAATTGCAGGAAATTAAATTCAGACTTAAAGGAGTTCTGACAGATGAAGAAATGGAAAATCTTTGATTTCCTGAAACGCAGACACGATCTGAAATTAGCAATTATTGAAAGAGAACGAACTCAGGCTACAAAGGAACGGCTTTTACTCATAAGGCAACACGAAAAAGAGATGTTGCGACAGAAAGAAGATTTAAAAAAAGAATTCGATAAGCACCTAAACGAAAGCTTAGAGGCAAAAGATAGCCAGATCAGAGACTTAAAAAAGCTGATCCGGTTTATAAAAAATTCATCCGAAAATATTCAGATATTGAGCAACGAATTTGAAATTGAGTTAAAATCTCTGCTTGTTATACTCGGCAAAATGCAAAACAGATTCAGTAATATCGAGCATAGAGCTTTTAGAGAAACTCAAAAGCTGGAAAAGAAAGTGGATAGATTTTTACAGGAAGATCCTGTATAATATTACTTAATGGAGATTATGGAATAATGGAAATAATTGAGGTGAAACAATATCGAAGTGAAAATAGAAAAGTTAATCAATCCTGTGACAAGGTACGAGTAATATTAGATATGACCCAAAATGATTATTACAAGTTATTGACTTTCATAAAACAGGAGGAGAGCGATGAGTGAATTAAAAGAAGAGGTATTTCTGATAAATAAATTAAAAAACAATTGCTTAGTAAAATTAAGAGAAAATTGTCATAAAGAACACTGGAAAACTCTAACTAAAGATGATTGTATAAATAGAATACATGAAGAATTAACGGAATTATTAAATGCTATAGATTGGAATAAAAATCCAGAAGAAGTTTGGAGAGAAGCTTCCGATGTTTGTAATTTTTTAGCTTTTCTTGCCGATAATTACGAAAATAATATAATTACTTAACTTATATTACGTAATATAAAATAAAAATGAGAAAAATTAGATGGAAATAAAAACTTGTGATAATTGTGATAATAAAAATTGTTTTTTAACAATTAAACCATGTTACAATTTCTTTATGTGGTATAAGGAAAAAAACCATGACAGATAACCTCCCGATTGTTAAAACCCAGGAACAGCCGATTGATCTACCAGCAGTGGTAGATCGTTTGCGTTTAACGCCTGAGACTAAGAAAACGTATAAATTCGCCATGAATTCTTACCGGAATTATTGCCAGAAACATAAAAAAGAAGCTGATATGAATTCTCTACTGGACTGGATTGAATCAATGCCCTCTCCCTATACGCAAGCCACTTATATTGCAGCGATTAAAAAGGTATTATCTGAGGTCTATAAATACGATCCACGTCTTGTAGAATTAAAAGATAACCTTGAGAAAATAAGACCTGTAAAGATGAATAAAACTATAACTGAGTCAAAATATCTTAAAAAAGATGAAATCCAGGAGATTATTAAACTTGCATCACCCAAAATAAGCATAATAATCGAGACTTTATTCATTACCGGACTTAGAATATCTGAGTTAATTAACCTGAAGTATGAAAATTGCACTCTTTTAAAAAATAAAAAAATATATGAATGCAGAATTATCGGTAAAGGAAGAAAAGAAAATGTAGTTCTAATTCCTGTAATATTGTATAAAAAAATCACAAAAAATTTTGAAGGGATTAACAATTCTGTTTACCTGTTTTCGCATGACTCTGGAAAAAGGTATTCAAGGGAATATTTAACCAGAGAGATTAAAAAAATGGGTGAGGCAATTGGTAGACCTGAAATTCATGCACATACCATAAGACATTCAAGAGCGATGGATTTAGCCGATAGAGGAGTAAGTCTTGATAAAATAAGTAAATTTTTAAATCATTCGTCAATTAATACAACTGCTGGATTTTACCTTCATGATCGTCCGAGTGCAGAAGAGTTAGGTTTATTGGATGAGTAGTAATTTTTTACTTGACTTTTATATTAAAAAATAGTTATATATTATCAAGACAACACTTTTTCATTAAAAACTCTCCTTTTTTTGCAGAGAAGCCCTGATTTTAGGGCTTTTTTGTTTGTATATAAGAAAATATATGTGCTATTACGTCTACAGTCCATCCGTTGCCTAAACATTTATATTGCTGAGAATTACTGATTATATTATTGCCATTTTCATCTTTAAAATAATTATCCGGTACTGTTTGCAATCTGCAACATTCTAACGGTGTCAATTTTCTCCATGTGATATTATCAGTGGTTGCATCAAGCCCGAATCTTTCAGACCTCAATGTCGGTGATTTTTCATTATAAATTCTTTCCGCTCTATTATTATAGATTGAATCTTTTATAGCTATTTTCGGCTCATGATGTCCGCCCTGACAAGTATTTAAACAAGGGCTTTTCCCTTCGACTGAATAAACTCTTTTTATTGAGTCGGTACCTTTTAAATCAGCTTTTCCTATTTCAATACACAAACTATCTTTACTTACGCTCGTTAAAGCGTTTGATTTTCCGGTTTCGTTTATTTCTAATTTTTGTTGAGTATTTTTTATTTCTCCACGTCCGCGGATTGCGCCGCCGGTTATAATTCCTTGATGTATTCCTTTTTCTAAATATCTGTCAGGTGTAAATTTTCCATCATATCCGGCAAGCAGACAACAACTTTTATTTCTGTCAACTTCTCCATTCTCAATAATATCCTTCAACAAAATTCCTTTATCTTTCGGCTGCGTAATCCCCTGTATATTTGTCCAGTATAACCGCCGTCTATTTTGTGCGCTGACTAAAGCTGAATTTATTTCAATCGGTTCAAGCCTGCCGGTTCTGAAAAGTTCAGTCTGATGCACACATTCAGGATAAATCTCTCCTAATATTCCGCTGATAACATCATTGTATTCAGCTTTCATAATTACATTTTCAAGTAAAAAATATTTCGGTTTGTAATGTTTGAGAATATCAACAAAAGTAAAAAATAGTTTTGACCGTTCATCTTCAAAATTTAATTGCTTACCGGCAAAACTAAAACCCTGGCATGGGGAACCACCAATTATTATATCAGGTTGCTCGATATTCCATGATTGCCATTCTGTTATACTACCAAGCTGAACAGTATCGGGATAATTTGCCATAGTTACTTGAATTGCATATTTATCAATCTCACTTGCATAATATTTTTCTATCGGTATTCCTGCACGTTCAAAAGCAATTTGACCACACGACATCCCGTCGAAGAGACTTAACACCACCATATATTTTTATAGATTTCCTTTTTTATAATCCGAAGCTTTTAGCACAATTTTCAGCGGCACTTATACCACCTTCCTTTACACAGGCTATACCAATATTTATTTCTCTATTCCAATCCCTTTTACTCATTTCGGATAGAGACTGACCGGGGAGCATAACATAAGCCAGAACATGACGTGGATCAATATTTATCCTGTTTTTCTTTTCCAGTTCTTCTTTTACGATGTTTAAATAATAATTCATAAAAAGTCTCCTTGTTTTTAATTATTAAACATTATATTTTTCAAGATTATTTGTCAATAATAATATGTAAAAAATATTCACTTTTTATATTTTTCATCAATTTTAATTCAAATTTGAATAATCATAACATACAGTATTTAATTAAAAGTCAATCCGTAGCCGTTTTTTATTTTTTTCAAAATTCCTTTTTTGACCATATCATTTAATATCTTGGTTCTGAGCGTGGAGGAAAGTCGTGGTGTTTTCTGCTCTATATCCGATAAAGACATTTCAGCTTCAGGATTATTGTCAAAAATTAAAGTTTCAATAAGCTCTGAGAAGTATTGCTCAATGGTTAAACCATTATATTCAAATAGCATATTTTCAAGTCTTTCAAAAAGTAAAGCTTTTGATTTAAAACTTTCCGCAATCTTCCACGATTCTTCTTTATGATTAGATAATACATTGTTATCAATAGCCAATCTTCTTTTTTCTCTGATTTCTAATTGAAGTTGTTTTTCTTTTTCTTCAAGAAGTTTATTGATTGCTGTTTTTAAATTCTTTTCTGACTCAATAAGTTTTTTTCTTAAATCTCCAGCCTTTTCATTGTTTTCACCAGTTGCTATTAATATCGCTGCAATTTTTGAAAAATAATATTCCTGAAGTGGTCTTCCATTTTCTGTTTTTTCAGAAACAATAATATAATCCTGATGTTCTATAAAATTATATTTTTCAATTCGATCTTTAATCCACGTTGAAAAATCTTTTCCAATTTCAAAAAATGAATGCAATCCCCTGGCATTTACTGTATCAATTCCCTCTTTTTCTGAGAACTCAATTTCATTAGAAATCATTAAATCATTCATGTTTATACCACCTTAAATTAAAAAAGGCTATTTACCAACAGACCGTTTCCGGTTAGCCCCTGTTTGATAAATAGCCTTTAATTTTAAAACATACAGGTAAGGGGCTATCAAACCTCTATGTTTTATATATGGAATATATATCATTACATAGTATTGTCAATATTTTTTTAAAAAGGTTTTCGCTAATTTTAGCGAAAAGGTTAAATTAAATTACAAATTACCATTTTTATTTTCAGGGGGTTTTCCCCAATTTTGGGGAAAAGGTCAGATTAAATTACAAATTACCGAAAAAATTTTTTAATAAATTACAAATTACCATCAGTTCTATTTAAGAAAATTCTAAAGCTNNAGCTTTAGAATTTTCTTAAATAGATTTTAGGGGGTTTTCCCCAATTTTGGGGAAAAGGTCGCCAGCATATTTACTCAAAAATACCCTTTTTTTGAACTTTCTACCCTTGTTTTTATAGTAATTTGTAATTTTATCAGTTTTTCAGGGTTTTTTGTTATAAAATTACAAATTACCAAAAAGATAATTCAATAAATTCAAATAAATTCAAAATCAATTTTTGAAGTAAAAAACAGGAAATTTGTAATTTAATAAAATTGAAAAACCGACATATAAAAATAAATAACTATGAAAATTTGAAAAAATCTTATATATAATATATATTTAATATATTTTAATATATATTATATATTATAATGTATAGTTTTATTCTCTTTTTGCCTTCTGTTATTAAATTACAAATTACCTGTTTTATAAATTCAATAATTCAAGGGGGTGTTTCTCTTTTTTCTGTCATTTTATTCTCTTTTCTTAATAATACCCTCTTGAATTTGAATTTACTATTTGGTAATTTGTAATTTATTAGTTAAGCCTGATTCAATCAGCACTTTTAGAAATTACCAAAAAATCAGTTTTGGAAATTTATTAAGTGGTAAAAACGAGAAACTTCTGATTAAATCAGGCTTAACTCGATTTGAGTAAATTCAAATAGTAAATTCAAAGAAAATTCAAGGAAGAAAATCGGTAATTTGTAATTTTATAATTGACTTATTTTATCAATCTTGTATAATCTGACACACAAGAGGTTAAGGAATGTTTAATAAAAGCATAGAATTATATCTTGCTGGAGAAGAGCAAGGGTGTAATATAATTTTTAAAAATAAATATTACTTTGCAATGTTCGCATTAAAAGATAGTGGTAAAGATACATCAGAAAATATTGAAAGTGAATCTGTTATAAACATTGATCTTGTTTCTGATTTCATCCAAAGTAGTTTTAAATCTTTTCATAAAAATAAAAAGAAACCACGATATATTACTGATGTCATTTATAATAATAAATTATACAGTTTTATCGTTTTCTTCCAGGAGAAATTTAATACTATAGTAATGGATGAACAGAAAATTTATAAATCGGATAAATCTATAAAGATTCTGGATTTTATAAAAGCATCAGGATTTAACGGACGGACTTTATCAGAAATAGTATTGCATGATAAATCAATTCCAAAAACTGACAGAAACAAGATGTTAAAAGATATGGTTGACTCTGGATTATTGCTTGAAAATAAAATCGGAGAAAGTAAAAAGAAAATTACAATGTATTTCTGGAAAGAGTTTTTTAATGAATAACATAATCAATATTACAATACCCGGTCAACCTATAGCAAAGCAGAGAAGCAGAAAAGGAAAATATGATAATTGGTATAATCCGCAATCCGACATAATGTTTCAAATTGAAAAAGAAATTAAAAAACAGTTACCGGAAAATTGGAAAATAATAAAATCAGATATTCCAGTTACAGTCAACATGTCTTGGTTTATTTCTCCGGCAAAAACTAAGGCTACAAAAAAATTTATTGATTTCATAAAGAACGAAGATATAATTCATGCACAGAAGCCAGATAGAGACAACCTTGATAAATTTTATCTGGATTGTATGTCAGGTATAATATTCCATGATGACTGTCAATGCGGTGCTGGGGAACTTATTAAAATTTGGTCTGTAAATCCACGAACAGAGATAGAGGTTATATTTTGAAAGATAAAAATGTAAAGCGATCAAAGCAAAGTCTTAAAATTGAATTATATGAAAGAGTTATAATTCAACTTATGCAAATCATCACAGCTTCAGGTATTAAAATCCCTGGATACTTACTGCAAATTATTGAAACCTGTTTTCCTTCTCTTCCTGAAAACTTTTCAGAGACTACGGTTAAGGAAACCCGATGTGATTATTGCCGACATAAAAAGAAGTGCGTAACCGGAATGTACCGCTTTCAGTCAGGCGGTTGCGGTGACAGATTCAAGAAATCAATATTTTATTTCTGGAAGAAAGTGTAATGGGAAGAAAGAAAAAAGAGGATGCTCCTGTAATTAAAAAGAAAGCGAAGGAGAAGCCGAAGCCGGAAAAAAAAGAAGAGTGTGCTTTTGACAAACTCAAAATAGAACACCAAAACTTTGTGAAGGAATATGTTAGAAATTTTGCAGTTGGATACAAAGCTTACAAGTGTGTTTACCCGAATGTTAATGATGATACAGCAAGAGCCAACGCAAGCCGTCTGCTTGCAAATGCTAATGTAAAACAAGCCGTAGAAGATGAGTATAAACGGATATGGAAAGAGAAAGATTCAGAAATTGAGAAGTCAAAAACTTTTCAGATGATTCATACTCTTGGTAACTCTGATATAAGCGACATAGTAGACTTGCGTGATGGTACTCTGATTGTTAAGAGCCTTAAAGATATACCTCCAGAGGCAAGGCAGTGTATTCAGTCATTGGAATATATTAAAAAAGAGACACAACACGGCATAGACGAAAATATAAAGGTTAGATTGCATCCTAAGCAACCAGCACTGGAATTAAGAGCTAAGATTCAGAAGATGATTGATCCGAAAGATAATGCACAGCAGTTAGAGATAACGATTAAGCCAGCGGAACGACCGGATAAAAAGAAAGAGGAGAGTGAAGAGGACTAATGTCTGACCTTGAAAAATACCTTGAAGCCTTTGAAGAGCTAATTGAAACCGACAAAGAGACTTGCGGATTCTGTAAGTGTAAACTCACGGAAGAAAACAGGTCAGCTTTTATGGTGTTATTCAAACATGAAGGTCAGCCGATATTAGTTCATCAATGTATTATGTGCGGAGAAGTCATTGAGAGAATGGATGTTGCGAAAGAGAAAGGATATGAATTAACTGAAGAGCAAGCAAGGGAAGATATAATCAAAGAGGGTTGGACTATTGAATGCCTGAAAGCAAGACAGGATATTTTTATAAAAGGAGAGAACGTATTACAATGAAAAAGTTATTAGTGTTATGGTTTGTTTTTATTTTCTTAATCGCTTGCGAATTACCGTGTAAAAAAAGCGGAGTGATTGAATTCAAAGGCGTTGATAAAATTGACATAGAGGCACTGTTTGATTCTCTGAAGATTAAGTCAGAGGACACAGACACGAAATATATTGAAATGTTCTGGGTTAAGATTAAAGGGATAAAAGGCAAAGTTTATATCAATCAATTCTGTTATGAGAATTATAAGATTGACGATGAGATAAATTTTGAGGACTGCAAAGATATAAGGTTCGGGGAAGAGTAGTTTTATAATTTATGCAGATTGATTTCTCTAATTTTTATGATCTTTTATCTCCTGCTTTTTGGGATGCTTTTGAAAATAAAAGCAGAATTAAAATATATATGGGTGGAGCAGGATCAGGGAAAAGTTATACTGCTTTTCTTGAAATGATTTATAATGTAGTTGTTGAATCATGCAATTATCTTGTAGTAAGACAAACTGCTAATAGTAATAGAACATCCACTTATGCTTTAACAAAAAGATTAATTTCTGAATTAAAACTTTCTCCAATTTTTAAAGAAAACAAAACGGAAATGACTTTTACATGCACAATTAACGGTGCTATGATTTATTTCAGAGGGTTGGAGGATGTAGAGAGGCTTAAAAGTTTAAGTTATTCCGGTGCAAGTGGTATTCTCGAAAGAGTTATCTTTGAGGAAAGCTCAGAGGGATCTTTTGAATCTTTTTCTCAGATAAATATGAGGCTTAGAGGTAAATCAAAAAACTTTTTTCAAATAGTTTTATTGTTAAATCCTGTAAGTTCAACAAACTGGATAAAACAATTTTTTTATGATAGAGATGATTTCAAGGCGTACAAACACCACTCAACCTATAAAGATAATATTTTTCTTGATGATGAATATGTAAAAGCCCTTGAATCTTTTAGGGAAGTAGATATAAACTTTTTTAATATATACGCTCTTGGTCAATGGGGTGTAACAACTGGACTTGTTTTTAATCACTGGGAAGCTGGAGTTTTTCCTTTTGATAAAGATAATATTGATAGCTCTGAAATATTGGCAGGGTGTGACTGGGGATATAATCATCCGACCTGTTTAACACTTTCTTATATCAAAGATAATGTTTTATATACTTTTGATGAACTTGTGGCTTATGAGACAACTAATGCTGATTTTATAAAACTTGTTGAAGAGTTTAATTTTATTCCTAAAAATCAAAGAGTTGTTTATGATAATGAAGATCCAGTAAGAGGCGCAGAATTCTTAAACGCAGGGTATTCTTTTACTCCTGCAAAAAAAGGTAAAGGTTCTGTTCTCAGAACTATTGATTATATTAAAAGTTTTGATAAATGGATTATAGACAGAGATAAATGTCCACGCTTAATGCAAGAGCTTGAACAATACCACTGGAGGCTTGACAAAGACGGAAAGCCTATGGATGAACCCGTTGCTCTCGTTGATGACAGTATTGCTGCGGTAAGATATAGTATTGAACATTTAGCTATGTTGAAAGGCAAGCCAGGCGTACTATCCGGCACACTAACCGATCAGAAAAAAGACCTGATACAGATTAAGAAAGCGGAAAGAAAAAAGAGAAAAGAAGTCATAGTCGCTCAGAGAAAGAAAAAGAGAGAATTGATCGAGGAAATAAAGAAGTAAAAATTGCCGGTCTGTTTCAACCGATGCTTTATAATGGTTTTACTCCGTAAATATTTAAGCATTTTTGACGTATTGAATTTATTTGTTCAAGACATGAAGATTTAAACACGGGCTTATTATTATACTTTTCCTGAAGACGTTCAATCTTGTCATAATCATCGGAAAAAGATTTAATCATATCAATACACTCCTGTTTTGTTTTGCAGAAAAAATCCCATCTCTCCTCACCTGTTTTTTGAAAATAATTTTCAGCAGATTTAAAACCGCAAATCTCGTCTTCGACGCAGAGAAAGAATCTTGCTTTGGAAGATGAAAGCATATTATGTGCTTCTTTTGTGACTTCACAAACATCAAATTTAACACCATTAACAAAATCGGTATGAATGGACGGTGCAACTGTGTTTGAAGGATAAGTTAATGTTGTTTTCATCCGTATTACCTCTCTTTCCTTTATGTTTTATATATAATACTTCTCGACATTTCTGTCAACAAAAAAAGTAAAAAATATTCACTTTTTTTATTTTTATATTTTTTATCCAGCAAGTGAAAAAAATTGTTGACTTTAAGTTGCGTATGGTTTTTTATTTGTTTCAGGAGAGAAAAAGTTGATGGAAAAGTATAAAATTATCGAAGATGAATTTATTGATTTTTATGGTCGAAAACTTTATAGAATTGTTCGTATTGTTGATAATGTAAAAGGTGGGTTTATCGAGTCGATAAAAAATCTATCACAAGACGGCAATGCGTGGGTTTACGGCAATGCGGAAGTTTACGGCAATGCGAAAGTTTCCGGCAATGCGAAAGTTTACGGCAATGCGAAAGTTTCCGGTGATGCAATAATAAAAAATATAAAAATTGAAAAAACTGTAGATTATATTATTTATGGGCCAATAGGTTCGAGAGACGCTTTTGTTACAATTTGCAAGGAACAGAATAAAATTTTAACAGGCTGTTTTTGTGGAGATAAAAAAGAATTTTTAGAAGCGGTTCAAAAAACTCATAGTGATAATAAACATGCTCAGGATTATATAAAACTGATTGATTTTATTTTTAATTAAAAACTTAACAAAAGGAGGTTTATTTTTGTCAAAAGCAACTCACAGACTCGGACAGGTTCAGGCGAAGATTAAGGCTTACACATCTGCACTTGCTGAATTTAAGGCTGAAGAGAAAAGCCTTAAAGATCAGATTAAAGCAGAGGAAAAAGCAGCAAAAGCAGGAATCAAGGGAAAAACACAGGTTAAGAAGTAGATTCAAGTAATAAAACAAGAGGGAATATCCTTTTAAACGCAGGATATTTTAAACGATACGGCTTAATAGTACGCCCTCATCATGTCAGAGTGGCGGAATTGGTAGACGCACCATGTAAATTAACATTTGGCAGTGTTATGAGGGCAGAAGTCAGCCAAGATAGACTCTATGGTAGCCGTACAGGTTCAAGTCCTGTCTCTGACAAAATGTGCTATTCTATAGCAAATAAAATCCCACCGCAACCGGATTAAGCGGAAAGGGCTTTGGAAAGCGATTCTGAAGGGTTGTCACGACCTTAACTATCGCAGTGTTGAATCGGGTGAACGCCAGGGGCAAGCCGGTAGAGGAGGTTGAAGGAGATTAGCTATCAAATTCAACCTCCTCGATTATAAATTTTGAAGAAGGAAAACAAAAATGTCAGACCGAAAAATAAATCCGCTTTCAGAAGCTATAAGGTTGCTAAGAGTTTATTCCGATATATCTCAGGGTGATATGGCTGAGAAGCTTGGAATAAGAAACACTATGCTTTCAGAAATGGAACACGGACGCAGGACTATTACCGTCAATACTCTTCAGCAGTATTCCGATTTGTTTAATATAAAAATATCCACTATCCAGGCTTTTGCGGAAGAGATAAAGAGAAACAAAAACCTGAAGAAAGAGATATTTAATGAAATTATGAAAGTTGTGGTAGGGTGAAAATGATTCGTAATAATTTTACTGTTCCTAACTTACCTCCAAAGCCTTCTGTTCCAGAAATAAAAGACAATATAAATCATCCCTCTCATTATACTTACGGCAAAATGGAAGTCATAGAGGTTATTGATGCGTTCGATTGTAATTTTGAGCAGGGGAACATAATTAAATATGTTTTGAGGTATAAGCATAAAAACGGTATTGAAGATCTTAAAAAGGCTCAATGGTATCTTGACCACTTAATACAAAAGGAAATAAAAAATGAAAGTTGAATTACTCTCGATTACTCCAGACGCAGAAAAACTTATAGAAGAAGCAGGGAGAACATGTTATCAGTCAAAAATCGGAGATCCGACAATTATTCAGCGTTGGATTAAATCAGGACATCACTCAATGCTTGAACATGCCTCCGCTACATTCCGTGTCTCAGAGGTTTCCAGAGCATTAACTCACCAATTAGTCAGGCATAGAATTGGATTTTCATATTCTCAGCAATCACAACGGTATGTCAAAGAAGATGGTTTCGGTTTTGTTATACCGGATTCAATTAAAAATAATGAAGATGCTAATCCGTTTTTTGAAGAAATTATGGATATGCTTCAGATGGCTTACAATGATCTTGTGCAAATGGGTATTCCTAAAGAGGATGCACGTTTTGTACTTCCAAACGCCTGTTATACAGAAATAGTCGTAACCATGAATTTCAGAGCAGCGAGAAACTTTTTTAATCTCAGGCTTGATAAGACTGCTCAGTGGGAAATCAGGCAGATGGCTAATTTAATGCTTGATATTCTGAAAAACCATGCTCCAAATTGTTTTTATGATTTCGCAGGAGAAACTAAATGAGCAAAAAATATACTAAACTCGGTCGCTATACTGTTTTCTGGGATGAGATTTATTTTATAGCTTATGCTGGAGGTAAAAGAGAACTCCCTGAAAAAGATCAGAAAGAATATGACAGGATAGCTAAAGGCTCAATGCCTGATGTGCTGAAGACAGTGGAGATTAAAAAGCTCGGCAATGAGAAAAATCCTAACCTGATTCCGATTAAAGGGATTGACTTATTGTCAATTATCAAAGAGGCTAATTATATGCCGTTCTTTGATAAGTTTTTTGACATATCTAAAACTCTTCAGGTGAACAATGCAATTATATATGAGTCAATGCGTCAGAAATCTTATGAAATTGCGATGGGGATCTAAACATTGAAGAGACATAAGCCTGTAACAGCTTTTGAAGAGCATCCGGCAAGTGAGGAAAGCAGAGTTAAAAACATTGCGTTGATTGCAGAATTCGAGGAACAGTTTTGTCTGAATTGTCAGAAGCAGAACAGAGATTTAACTAATGTTCAAAACACTGCATTATTCGTAGCTGGATCAATTACAAGGCTGTTATGGCCTCCACGAACTCATTACGCAGATTACATAAAAAGGGTAAGTCAAAATATGTATGTCCAGGTAAAGAAATGAATAATATAAAATACACTTTCTCTACGATTATAGATTATATTTATTGCCTTTTTCACAGGGAGAGAGAAAATCTTTGTTTTACTTGTGAGCAATATAAAAGTTATCCAGTCTGTGAATCTACGAAATGGCGATTTTATCCTAAACAGGATATTGTTTTAAAATGCAACGGATATAAAAGACAAGAGAGTTTATGTCTCAGTTGCAGAGATAAATATTTACAGAGCTTAGGCAAGTGTTTTAATAAGTCTACAACAACAATTCAGGGAGTAGGAATTGTTCATTGCAGTGGATATAAGAAAATAAATAAGGGAGCGTAATAAATGGGTTTACTCGGATTTATAAAAGATGTTGTGTTATTGCCTGTCGATGTGGTTATGGATGTAACAATGATAACACCGTCAGCAAGAATAATGAATGATACAGACCACGAAACACCGTTCGGAACTTTTGACAGGTTAAGCTCAATGGTTAAAAATCTTGATGATACAAAAGATAACAGGAGATAGTATGCCAAAAAAGATTAAAGAAATCAAAGGGGAGATGCTGGAAATAAAAGAACAGGAGATATTTCCGGTTTGTGCTGAATGTAGATATGTTTTTACAAAGGTTGAGAAAGGTTTTTTTAAAAAAACTAAATACGCAGGATGTTCTGCACAAGCTTATAGATTTGTTGAAGAGGTCTATAACTCAGAAAACTGTAAAGGTATTTACAGGCAACAATTACAAATGCCTTTGATTGAGGTTAAATTTAACGATAAAGGAGAATTGGAAGCATGAAATTTCAGGAAGCTTTTGATAAGGTCGCAGAAAATTATGACAAAATTAAATCTCAGAATCCGGGATTTGACGGTCAGATTACAATTGAAGGGCTTAAATCTGCAATATTCGCATGGAATGTGGTAGCTCTGGCATTAGCAGAAAAAGGGCTTGACGATTTTATTTATCTTGATAATAACGATATAAAGTCTATTTCTCTCAAGGGGAAAGTTTCTAAAGATGAACCAATACCAGATTCACCTGAACCGGAAAATAAAAAAAGGAGAGGCAGAAGTCCTCAGTCAGAGACAGCTACAGATGAAACTGTAAATGTCAAAGAAAAACAAGAACAAGAATCTCCAACCGAATAACATACAGAAAGATCCATATATTGACGCATTTAATGCCGGTCGTGCTGCCGTTAAAAATGCCGACCGTCAATTAATGCGTTCAGTTCCTAAAGGCGTACAATACAACTGGCTTCATAACGTACAATATAACAATGTTGTATATCCTATTGATAAAATCCCTGATAGACTCCTCAGACTTATTGAACGCAGAAATCCTGTAGTCGGCTCAATTATTACCCTCAGAATTCAGCAGGGTATTGAATACTCTCATGTTTCGCATGATAAAGACACTCCCGGTTGGGAGTTTGTTCTAATTGATGAAAAGAAAAGCATAACAAAAGAACAGGAGAAACAGAAACAGTATCTTGAAGATTTGTTGATGTACGGAAAAAGGGAAGATTATATTCCGTTCCAGTTAAGCGATGAACCGCCAACGTTCAGGGACAGGATTACAATGTTTATGAGAGACAGGCTTTTGATTGATAAAGTCTGTTGGGAGATTGAGAGAAACAAAAAAGGTGAGACAGTCGCCTTGTGGACACTTGATGGAGCTACTATTTATCCTGTATTGCCAGGGGGATATTACGGATCTGTTTCTCAGATTTCCTCCGGTGTTGTTGGCGGTTTTAACAAGCTTACCGACAGACTTAAACAGGCAAGGATTGAGTCTATCCCTCCGATTGAAGAAATAGCATATATTCAGGAACTTCTTTACGGTATGACAGGTGGAGGTATAGCCGCAGCTTTCAGGAATACCGATCTGATTTATGATATTGCCGGAGACATGAACGATATAAGATATTATAAACAGGGTTTTTCAGTTGTTGAAAAAGCTAATACCGCAGTTACCGCATTTATAAACTCGATTACATATAATAGCAATGGGCTTGCAAGAGGGGCTATTCCTAAGATTGCTGTGGCAATGGGTAAAGAGGCTGGCTACACTCAGGATCAGCTTGAAGATCTACAGGATGAATGGATGGCTAACTTTGAAGGGGTTGATGGTCAATGGAATATCCCTCTTCTTAATGGTGATGCAAAAGTTCTTAACCTCATGCCGAACAATAGAGACATGGAATATCAGAAATATATGGAGTTCTGCGGAGCTTTAATCTGTTCGGTAATGGGAGCAGATCCGGCAGAGGCAGGGCTTAGATTTAATCAGGCCCAAAATGTACTTTCTGAAAATCAGGACGCTAAACAACTATTCTCTAAAAACAGGGGATTAAATCAGCTATTAGGAGACTTTTCGTTTATAGTTAATAAATGGCTTAGAATGTCGGGTTATCCCTTTGCGAAAGATTTTAAATTCAGGTTTAACGCTCTTACAACTGAAGATAAAGGATTTGAGGCAGATCTCGTTAAAAAGAAAATTGAAACTTACATGGAAGTTAACGAGATAAGAAAAGAAATGGGTTTACCTCCTCTGGAAAATGGAAATATAATTCTTAACAGCGTATATTTACAGGCTAAACAGGCTGCGGAGATGCAACAGCAGGGAGGGGGAGAAGATGGCTCAGGGTTTGAGGGTGAAGGTGACGATTCCGATTTTAGCGGATTTAGTGAAGATGATATTGACGGAGCAGTTGACGAAGCTCTTCAGGGTATGGAAAAAGCAATAAGATTGATATAAAAGGGGTATATAATTATGACTATAAGCAGAAAAAATTTAAGATATTGTCAGGTAGTATATAATAGCAGATATTATGATGTTCTTATTGCTGTTACCGATCTCGATGAAGTTAATGATATATTACAGGAATGGGCCTTAAATAAGTTCGGGGCTGGCGCAACTCTTGACCTTCCTTCTGCTCTTATTCAGAATAAAGATATTACAGATGTTTTAACAAGCGTTGTAATTGATAGCTACGCTTATCTTAAATCACCGTCAAGCGCATACATGGATATGCCACGTTACGCAGGGATCAGCGGTGCTTTTCCAACATTACCGACTACACTTACAACAGGTAAATATGTGTGTCCTGAGACAGATGTTTTTCTGTATTCACTGACAGGGCAGGACGGTGTTTTTGGTGAGTACAGTGTTGCTGAACTTGAACTGACACCTTCAGTCGGAATAAATTTTCTCGGTATATCTTATACCTCCGGTGTTCCAGTATGGGCTTTTTATACATCAATGGCTTCAATTGATTTTTCAACTGTGATACCTGTAGCTGTAGTTCTTTATTTCGGATCAGCGGTTTATAATATCCCCTGGGGGCAGACAGGCTACGGTTTACCGGAAAAACTTTTAGAGGCAATGGACGTAAGAAAAGGTTTTGAAATTATCGGATCTTTTGATTTTGATACCGACTCAGTTTCAGGGCTTTATATTGAGCTTGGAGAAATTACAGTCAGCAAAGGCGTAGAGCAGATTGTATGTGATGCCATAGACACAGAAACAGCCGGAAACGATATGTATTTGTATTATAAAGATTCCTCAGCGGTATGGCAGACAACTAAAGTTACTCAGATAAACAATACTCAGTATCAGGGATCAGGGCTTGCCTCATTAAGTGCTGGTGAATTTGTTGTTAATCAGATTTACCGTGTTGTCGATTCCGGTAAACTTTTATTGTTCAATGTTCTTTCCGGTAAATTTTCAACTCTTCAGGATGCGATCAATTCAGGAGAAATTACAGATATTCCTGATAATATAAAATATTCAGCGGTATGCGTAGGTAGAATTATAGTTGAGCAGGGATCGACTTCTCCATTGATCCAGAAAGTACGTAAAATAACTTTCGGGAGTTAGAAATTTTACTATTGAGATAAAATAATATTTAATAATATCATTACGTCAGGGGCGGCAGGAGAATGAACGGATGCAGAAATTTCAAATTCCCAATGAGATTCTATTACAGGCTATTAGCTGGATTCTCGGTATTGCTTCTTTTTTGCTGGTCGGCAGCATCAGTCTTGTGGCTTATATATTTACAAAATTCCGTTCAGACAACGATTGCGAACACGAACGAATTGAAGAAACAATGTGTGAATATCGAAGAGAAATCAGACAGGATATAAAAGACGTTCATAGTCGCATAGACTCACACTTAGAGGTTGAATAACAATGGATAAAACAAAAATAAATATTTTGAATTCAGTGACCAAGAGTTATTTCCAGTTCCAGCGACATTTTCCAGATAGAAAATCTGCGTTGTTTGAAGATATAAAAGAAGTTCTAAATTGCACACAGGAAAAAGCTGAAAAATTGGCTTCAACTCATTGCAATATGGTGAGCTTCTGGTCTTGCAACTTTGCTTCAGGATTTACAAATATGCCCTATAAAACGTATTTCAGGACTATGCTTGATAAAAAGTTCTGTAATGATAAAGGCAGAATATTGATTGAAAAAGATGAAGTGTGCAAAGATGTGTTTGGTTTTAATTTTAAAATTGAATATATTGAAGATTTTGAAGATATACTAAATCCTAAACTCAGACTTGACAGTGATTGTTTTTATCAGATGAAAATGAAAGCTGATACATCTGGCAGTCATTTCATGTCAACATATATTGATGATGTTTTTTTCGGAACAGACACTTCTTATAGGGGAACGCCTTTTAAATTAACGAACAAAATAAATCAGAATAATTTTTTATGGCTATTGAAGATAAAAAAATCAGACTGATAATTTTTTTATTGTTGCTATATATAATTTGTATCTGTAAAATAATTTACGAGGTGATATTTTAATGGTTGTTAAAAGAAAAAAGAAAGATAATGATAATTTGCCGGATAACAAGTTCGAGTTTGGAGCTTTCGTTATTAAACATTTTCTAAAAGTAATTGCTGTTATAATTGCTTTAGGAATTGCAGTTACAGGATTTAGTCTGAAATGTGGAGATAATGAAATAACAAAAGATCCTATTTACCAGAGAGTAGATTCTAAAAATCATAATAAGGAGTAATGTTCAAAAAATGAGAAAATTTATATATGTTTTTCTGATCTGTATATTTTCTGTCAATATTTATGCAGATTATGAGTCTCCAATGACTAAATATAAGGATAATTACTTCATTGCAGGGAATGAAGATGTTAAATTTCAGGTAAGTGCAAAATATAATCTTATTTATCCCTTTGATATTGGTGTTTATTTCGCATATTCTCAAGTTTCTTTCTGGGATATATACGATAAATCTTCTCCTTTCCGTGACAGTAATTATAATCCTGAAGCGTTCTGGTTGTCTCCTGGATATGGTTTTCTGAAATATTTTAAATGCGGTTATGAACATAAGAGTAACGGCAGAGACAGTGAAGATAGCAGAGGTTTTAACAGGGGATATGTCAAAATAGAACTTGCATACGGTGAACATTATCAAATTGGAATAGCTGGAACTGGATATTATTATACTCATGTTTCACGAAACAATAAAGACTATGACAATTATAACGGACTTTACGAAGTTGAACTATTTTATAAAACTTTAGATCCTGATAAAAAAGGTATGGAAAAAGAAAAGATTTATGTAAAAGGCGGATCGGGTAAAGACAAAGGATGGATAGAGGGTGGAATAATAACACGGATTTTCACTACAAGGCTACAACCAAGAATATTTATTCAGGGGTTTCATGGTTACAGTGAATCCCTGTTGGACTACAATAAAAAGGAAACGCAGATAAGGGGAGGAGTGTTATTTTGAAAGAGTTGAAAGTTCCAGTTCTTTGTTATTCGAGAGTCAGCGGATATTATAATCCCGTTTCAGCATTCAATAAAGGGAAACAAGAGGAATTTAAAGAGCGTCAGACAATGAAAGTTCCTGAAAATCTGACATACAGAGCAAGTACAAGAAAATTTTCGGAAAAGGTGACGGTATGAAATTAAAAATATTATGTGCAGTTGTTTTCTTATTATCAATAGCTGGAAATATATTTCTGCTTTCAGGGTGTAAGACTTTTGATATGCAGGACTATGTAATTGAAGGTCAGCCGGACGAGTGCAATGATTACTATATAACAATCGGGGCTTATGCTCATAGCGAGAATAAAGATTTTGCGTTTCCTGCAACTTTGTATGAAGGATGTAAAACCGCAAGGTCTTCTAAGAAAGATAAAAAGATTGAGGCACTTTGTAAACGGATATATTTTCCTGATTCAAATGTCAGCAAGAAATCAGAAAATTATGTGGAATATCTGGAATGTTTAAAGGATTAAGATGTCAGACAATAAAGAATTTGAACATGAAGTTAAGGATGAGAAATATCTTGAGGACTTGATCGAATATTTCTCCGCTTATGTCTCAGCCGTTATCAGTGAAATTTTTGTTGGTATCGGTGTTAATTTAGGACTATCAGAAAAAGAAGCTTATAAACTCGCCAAAACAGATCCGAATAAACTTGAAAAAGCTAATTTCTTTAATAACGTATTTGAAAAGTTTAAGAATATATTCAAGTACCGTATTCCGAAATTCAGGTTAAAAAAACAGGTCTTTAATAATGGAAAGCCGTTGTCTGAAGCTCAATGGAAAATTATCAATGAATCTATTTCAAAATACTGGAAAGAGAATACTCAGAAAATTACAGAGGATGCTACGGTCAAAGGTTTTATCCTGGGACGTAACACGTCAAAATATAGAAAAGCAAAAGTTGATAACACTGGAAAGAGTTTAGAAAAAATAATCAAACAGGAAGAAAAAGAAAACGGTAAAAAGTTTGGAGATCGATTTGAAGAGGCTTATAAGAACTACGACTTTAAAAACTCTGAAAAGAACGCAATGAATCGAGCCTTCTCCAATATTGCAATGTACGTTTCAAACACTGAGGACGAAGTTAAACAGGCAATACGCAAGAATATAACAGAAGGCATAAACGATAATAAAACCGCCACAGAAATAGCGTCAGATTTATACTGGAATGTCCAGAAAGAAACCGGAAATGAAACCGCTGAGAGTGTTCGCAAGAATTGGCACAGGATAGCTGCGACAGAGATGAACAGTGTTTTTGAGGCAGGAATCTTAGCACCATACGAGGCTGAGGCTATGGAGGGGCTGAAAAAAGGTAAAGGGGTTTATTTTGTCAGGGTTGGTGGATCGTGTGACTGGTGTCTGCCACGCCAGGGAACGCTTGTCAGGTTAGTTCCGTTATCTATTGTCGCAGATACAGGAGATGAAAGCCTGAAGTCAATGGGTATAGAAGATCCTTATACTGATATTGCAATCTGGGTTGGTAAAAATAATATAGGTCGTAAAAAACCAGACTGGATGATTTGTTGTCCTGCTCACCCATATAATCGAGCAAGTTTTTCACCTATTGATTTAGACACACAGGAATATGATCCGAAATTAAAAAGGGTTGTTGATAAAGTGCCTGAAAGTTTAAGGCGGTATGGAATAAAAAGAGATACGTCTTTTGCAACACCTGAATATAAAGAAAGTAAAAAACCGACAAAGATAGGAGAAAATCTTGTAAGATTTTATGATAGTACCTATGAGGCAGTTGACAAAGAAAATTATAATAAAAAATTAGAACAATGGAGAAAAGATCCCTCTCTTCCTATTCCAGTAAGTCGGAGCAGTACAGATTATAAACAAATTTTTGGTAATGCAAAATGATTTTTAATATAGATCAAGATGCTATCATAGATGCGATGCTCTCTGCTTTAAATAATGCAAGAGTTGGTGAAGAATATATGCAACAAATAATAGAGCGTATTGATGATTCAATTCCTGGAGTTTTAGAATTATTGATAAATGATTCTACTGAATACTGGAAAGAAACAGCGATTGGTAAGGGCGGTGGTTGGGGTGAAATATATGCGAGTGCTATTAAAAATAAAAAATCAGAAAACGGTGGTGAAATATATATAGATGAAAGTGTAAAAGGTAAAAATAATAAACCTGCTAAAATGTTTTCTGAAATGGTTGAAAAAGGTGTTACCTCATGGTCTATTCGTGATGCACTTCTCGCCAGCGAAAAAGCTAAAACTGGAAAAGATGGGATTAAATATATTGTAGTTCCTTTTCCTGTCGCAACTCCACGAAAAGCCACACAGGGAAAACAATTGTCAAAGTTTGGTGGTAGGACTATGACAAATGAAATATATAAAATAGTTAAAAGTGGTGGAAAAATATCTTCAGGAACAATGCTAACTACCTCTTCGGGAAAAGAAATTGATATTGGAGGTTTAACAAAATTTGAAACAAAACAATTTCATTCTCAATATGGAATATTTCGTTGCGTAAGTTCAAAATCAATGGGTTGGCAATATCCTGATAAATCTCCAAGACCTGTTTTTCCTTCTGTTGTTGAATATGTGAATAAAAGAGTGGCAGAGATAATAAGTGATCTCTGCCAAGCTATTGTTAAAGAGTTTGATATGGGGGAATGATTCTATTAAAATATTTCTGTATATATATGAATAGAATATCCTGGAGAACCTGCCGTTATTACATATTTTCCATAACCTCTTTTTTCCACATCTTCTTTGATTGATATTTGAAAGCAAGAGAAATGATTTTTAATGTCTTTATCTATGATTTTTATAATTTCTGAGGTTGTGGGATAGAATTCATAATCGAACTCTGAATTTTTGACTTGCTGAATTAACTCTTTCACTTCCACGCTCCTTTACACTCTTCATACAGGCTTTCAAGCCGTTCCGTTGTAGCTTCCCTGTTTAAAATCATTCTTACATAGGTCTTTGACTTGCCAAGCAGTATTGACAGATTTTCCTGAGATCCTGCTCTGTTGATAAAACGTCCGATCTCCGAAGCATAGAATATTCGGAGATCGTGTTTAACCTGTTTATGGTTTTTGTCGGTGATCATTTTAATATTCCCATCGCCACAGCTTCTTCAAAAGTTCTGGGCCAAGCAGGTTCTTTAACCGCTGATTTATAAGTACCTTTAGGATTTATATAGTGTCCTTTAATTCTGTTCTTGCGCTGTTTTTTACTTTCATGTTTCTTTTTTTTGCTCACGCTCTTGCTCCTTTTTTCTCATAGTATTTGACTCGACCTTCAATGAATCTGTCAGCCTGTTTTTTCTCTCTTTTAAAGTTTCTGCAAAAAGCCATAGCTTCTGCATCTGAATAATGCGAGAATTCAGGGAAAGCCTTTCTAAATCTGTTAATTTGTTCCTGTTTAATTTGTGTCATTGTAATACTCTCCTTTTTATATTTAATCTTTAAATGTTATTTTTATAAGTTGGAAAATCAAAACTAATAAAACAATAAAAATTATGATTAAAATAATTATGATTATAATATCACAGGGGTTATTCCAGTTAATGTTTTTTATTTTTTCACTGTGAAGAAATATCGGCATAGGTACTGGCATAGTTTTATTCTCCTTTTTATATTTGAATTATGATTCTTTGTTTTCTTGAATAAATTCAAGTGCTTCTTTTTTAGAATTAAATATGTCATAATAATAATCATAATTTTTACGACATTCCGAAATTGGCATACAGTTTATTTTGACTTCAATAGGTTCGGACATTTCAACTTTTCCAGAATCATAAACTTTTGTTTCAACTGCATATTTCATAATCTTATTCTCCTTTTATTTTATTACAGTCTTCACAATCTTTGTGACAGGGAACACCGTCACATAAGGCGCAGAGGTTGGAATGTGATTTTATTATTCCATTTGAAATAGCTTTCCATCCTGTAAAATCAAAATCAGGATTATCCTTTTTAAAGATTTCGATAGCTTCTTTATTTGTATAAGCTTCTATATGTGCTATAATTCCATGAGGTCTTTTACATATTAAATATTCTCTTTTAATTTTTTCCATTTTGGTTCTCTCTTTATTTTTTTTTGCCGGTATGTTTCAACCGGCTTATGTTATAATGTTACTTTTATATTTGCTGAAAATGGAAATAAACCGCCAACTAATCTATTATTATTATATCCTATTTGGTCTATGCATTCTGCTTTGCTTTTTGAAACCTTTTTATAAACCATTATTAAATCATTATCAATATCTCTTGTGGCTTTGCTTATTACTTTAAACTCTTGACCTATTTTTAAATTAGCAAAAAAATCTTTCATCTCAATTACCTCTCTTTTCTTTATGTTTTTACAATACAGCTCGGATAAAATATCCGGCTGATTGTCTGTGTTAATTATATTGATGAGTTTATCTTGCTCTAATTCCCCTATCATAAAGTCTTGACCTCGTAGTTTCTTTTTCTCCGTCAACGCTTATTCTTCCGATAACCTCATAACCGTTATTGTTTAAATCTTTTTTAAATGCCGCTTTTGATTCGTACTCTGATTCTATTGTTATTATTTCTTTGCTTTGTTTGTCTCTTGCTACTGCTATCATTTTTTTCATCTCGTTTCTCCTTTTCTTTAATCTCTTATGATGTAAAATTAACACATCCGTTAATCCCTGTCAAGTCTTTTGCGAAAAAAATTCACTTTTTTTGATTTTTTTTAATAATTGACATTGATACGATTTTATGAATTATTGCATATATGCAATAATTAAAATGGAGACAATACATGGAAAGAGAACAAATTATTGATATAATAAACCGCAAGATTGATTATTCAGACATGGAGAAAGCTAAAAAGATTCTATCACGGAATTATGATATTGAGATACACAAAGCTGATGCTGAAGATATTAAAATTACTCTGTCAAAAGGCAATCCGGTAGCTATAAGGAATCACCTTATAATCGGTTATGATAATCTTAAAAAAGCTTTTGAGGATTCAGACGGTGATTTTTTTCAGATTGAAAGACCTGTTGAAGCGGTTACTATAAAAGAAGAGATTGATAACCGTGAACCTTTTGCAATTATCGGACGTAATGAATGGGATCAGACATTGCATGATTTCTTAAATATTATTGAGCCACTTAAAATCGGAGAAGTTTTTCTCCCTGGACATTCTGCAATATTCAATTTTCTTAATCCAGATGAAGAGACTAAAAAGAAAAAAATTCAATCTGTACTCTCCGGTGTTCAGATAAATGTTTATGAATCGCTGAACTATGTCGATAACTGTCTGCATGAAATGGGACATCTGTTCTGGAGAACTTGCATGAAGTTTGACGAAAAAATGCAGTTTAAAGAGCTACACAAATATCTTAAACCTTCAGCGATATACGAATATGAGTGGGAGAGATCAGACGAACAGGAAGTTTTCTGCACCATATATAAATGGTATCTGAAATCTATTCTAATTAATAAATCGTTCTATAATATTCTTGAGTTTGAAGAACCACAGGGATTGAAACTATTACAGCAAGTCATGGAGCGTAAAGCAAAGGATCAGGTTATAAATGACATCTGGGAAATGTCAAAGCATGAAGTCATGGAATATTTCAATCCGAAATTTGACAAGACAAGCGGAAAGTATATCAGGAAACAGGGATTGGCAGAAAAGATAAAAGACATTGAATTACCTGGTTATATACTCAATCAGATTGAGTCAGTTCAGGAAGGTGTTCCGTATATTGCACTTGGTAAAGCAATAGTTCCGGTATGTGGCAATATGATTGATTTTGAGAAAGCTAAATATATAAGCCGTAAGCCTGACGGTAAAGGCGGTTGGATTTATACTTATCCTAAAGACACAAAAGGCAGAGATAAAAAGATAGAGGAAAAGAAAGAAGGTGGGAAAGTTGATCAGACACAAACACCTGAATTTAAGAAATGGTTTGGAGATAGTAAGGTTGTTGATAGTGAAGGTAAGCCACTTATAGTTTATCATGGAACTAATTCAGATTTTAAAGAATTTGATATAAATAAAAGTGGTGAAAGTACGGATACTGGTATGTGGGGAAGAGGTTTTTATTTTTCTGATAATTCGGAATATGCATCTCAATATGCAAAAAAAGAAAAAGGAAATGTGAAACCAGTATTTATTTCAATAAAAAATCCTTTTATAATAAAATCAAAAGATGATATTCCTGATATAAAAATTCCCAATGAAACTATTGAAGATATGAAAAATGCAGATAAAAATTACTCTAAAATGTTCACGGAATATGTTAAAAACAAAGGACATGACGGTGTTATTGTAGATATGAGAGGTGAAAAAGAAATTATAGCTTTTTCCCCTAATCAGATTAAATCAGCAACAGGCAACAGAGGCACTTTTGATCCAAATTCTGCTGATATGACTAAAGCTATAAATCTTGATAAACCAACAATTTTCTTAGATATGGATGGAGTGGTTACATGGTTCTCTGAGGCGTACAAAACTGCTTTTGACCGTGACGTATTCAAGGATGATTCATTTACTGTAACGCAAATGTGCTTAACTCAGCCTCACTTTTTCAGGACTATTCCGGTCTTAGAAAGAGGCAAAGAACTATATGACAGGTTATCTAAAAAGTATAATGTTATATTCCTCACTACTCCGATGCCAGGCATGGAGTATTGTAAATCAGATAAACTGGAATGGTTAAAGGAAAACATCTGCGAAAATCCAACTGTAATATTCTCAGATAATAAAGCTGATTACGCACACTCAGCGCATGATATATTAATTGATGACATGAAACATAATCTGGAGGGATTTTCAGAAGCCGGAGGAACTGCGATTGATTTCACGAAACACACAAACGATGAGATAATGGATAAGATCGCAGACACGCTCAACCCTCAGAAAGAGATTAAGATAATCAAGGAACAGATTAAGAATATGCAGGTTAATACTTCTCCTACGGAAAAGCAGAAAGAATCAGGTATTTACCAAAAGGGGAGATTTGTAATTAAAGGGATTCCGGTTGTTATAGAAAATCCGAAGGGATCTGTCAGGTGGGGAATCGGTGAAAACGGCAGGAAATGGGTTTCAAAGATGAAGTCTCATTACGGATACATCCAGCATAAAGGGGAGGCTATTGATGGAGATAAAGTTGATGTATTTATCGGAGATAATTTCAGTAACAACAAAGTGTTCGTTGTCAACCAGGGAAAAAATAATATGTTTGATGAACATAAAGTTATGATCGGTTATCCTGATATTAACACAGCTAAAGAATCGTACCTTGCCTGTTATGAAAAGGGATGGGAGAAAAACATAATGTCTATTATACCGACAAACACTAAGAAGTTAAAAGATTGGCTGAAATCAGGGAACATGAATGAACCGTATAGAGACTAAGCGAAAGGAATTTAAAACATGATTATTACAATAAAAATTCGACCTTCATTTTCTATGGGATTAACTATATTTTTATCACCTTCTTTATCACGAAAAACTCTCTTTGAATTATCATATCAAGAAGGTTGTATGTATTTTGACGATTTACCTCCCACTCCTTCTACTATTAAAAAACTAACTAAAAAGGAATGGGAGGTTTTAACAGAAGATTTAAAAGGTGAAGTTGAAATTATACCTAAATTTGTTATGGGTCTTGATGGTTGTACATATACTATTAAAATTCAGAGTGGATTTAATCATTATAAATATACATTATGGTCACCTAATTTTGATACAAGAAAAAATCCATTATGTTCTTTTATAAATAAAGTATTAATGAAAATAGATAAAACAGAATATTTAATTTAAAGAATGAATATAAATATTAAATTAAAGAGGCTTCTAAATGAAAATAGACTTCTCAAGATACTCTCCACAGGAACTAAGGGATCAGACAGAAATCGAATTCCAGAAATGCGGTGACGCAAAGCAAGCGGTTTATAATGCTTTAGCGTTTCTTAATAATATGTATGGAGTAAGTGATATGCAGAAAGCAACACAACTTGAAATCGGTACTAAAATTGAGTCAGAGCATAAGGACACTTTTAAATTTATAAAAGACTACAAAAAGAAACACGGCGAATATCCCCCCGAAGAAATGGTTTATAAGCAGATTGCTAAAGACCATCTATCCGAATTTAAAGATTATTATACGAGGTTAATAGCTATGGAGAAACAGGCTGAACAGGAAATGAGTAAGGCTAAATATATAAAAAAGATCCCTGACGGTAAGGGCGGTTGGAAATATTTTTATGCAGAGCCGAAAGATAAAAAAGAAAGAAATATTGAAGAAAAGAAAGAGAGCAAAAGTAATATTTTAAGAGAAATGTTACCTTCTTATTATAATTATACTGAAAAAGATTTAAAAAGAATTACAGATTTGTTGCCCGATAATAATTTTTTTGCAACAAAAGAAGAAAGTTATAATGATAATAATTGGTCAGAAGAAAATACAACTGGTTATAAAGAATATGAAGTCAAAAACGGAAAAATGTTTTTTGGTTTAGATGGAGTTCAGGAATTACAAAAAGATATACCATCTCCAGAATATCCATATTTTTTCAGAGCAACGAACAACACTAAAGAACCTGAACTTGGTGATTTTAAATCAACAAATTATGTAACTGGTCAAAAAGAAAAAGGAATGTCAGTGTCTCCCCATCCGAGATATGCTGTTTTTAATAATCTTAAACATCTATATGCTGTAACTGGGGAAATTGCAGGATATGGAAGTGATGGAGAACCATTATTGACAAATGTAAAATTTTTAAAAAAATTAAATATAAAAGAGGCAGAAAAAGAACATACTATAAAAAAATTAGAATCTGGTATAAAATTTTTAAAAGACAAAGGTATGAATGATTCTGGAAAAATATTAAATGTTCTAATGAGATTAAAAGGTTATAATCTTGAATCTTCCGAATCTCTCCAGAAGGCTAAAAAAGACTTAACTAAACTCATTAAAAAAGTTATAATAAACTCGAAGGGTGTTCAGCAGACTGTTTATACTCTTCCAGAAGGTGCAAAGACTGAGTGGCTTAATAAGTTCATGCAGTTTTTTAATTTCAAAGATTCAAGGCAAGCGAACCAGAAACTTGAAGCTGATTACAAAGCTAATAATCTCGATAAAAAAGGTGTAACATGGCAGCAGTGGAAAGATCATGTTTCGGAATATTTTAATAACAAAGATAAGTGGGATCGCTTTTTTAATAAAAGCACAGAGCAGAAAAAAGAGACGGCAAAGAAAGAGGAACAGAAAGCTAAGAAGTCTAATAAAAAGCCTAAGACTGCGGTATATAAGCTGTCTCTTATGAAGTTTATTGCTGGCATGTATGGTAAAGCTCCAGAGAAGGTGAAAGAAGATATTAAAGAAAAAGAAAGAGAAAAAAGACGATTAGAAAATAAAGTATCAAAAGAAGAACTTAAAAATGTTTCTGAAAAATTAAAAAATCAGTTTGGAAAAGAAGAATTTCCTTCAAATGTTTCAGATTTATACAATCATCCAAATTTTCCATATATTACAACTCAATTGATTAACGAAGGATTTTTAACAGTGTCAAGAGAGGTTAATGGGAATCTGTTATATAAAGTCTCTGAAAACAATTTCGAGACAATGCCTGAGAGTGAAGAGGATATTCTTAACAGGTTAAATATAAAAACTAATAAAGATGCCATATTATATGTTAAGAATAAATCAAAAGAATACGGAACACAAAGAGACTATCTTAAAACAGATGAATATAAAAAACTTTATCCTATATTTAAAAAATTATATGACAAAGAACAGGAAGAGTTAAAAAGAAAAAAAATAGAGGAAAGAGAAAAAAATAAAGTTAAAATAGATTTAGAGCATTTAATTCAAGATCAACAGGAAACAAAAGATAAACCAGTTGAACCGGAAACACCAGAACAAAAAACAGAAGATAAGAAATTTGCACAAAGAATAAACGATGCAAGACCGGATAACCGAAACTGGGTAGAAAGAGAAATTACAGGTGTTACAGAACAAGAAGCTGAAAAAGTTGATATTCCTAAAATTGAATTTAAACCGAAGTCAAATAATGTAACTATACCGATGTTTCAGGGTGGCAATCCGCAAGTTGTTCCTGTCTGGGATTATTCAGATGTTACTCCAAAAGATATTTATCTTGTTAAAGAAAAAAATATATTAACAGCGGATCGACCATCTTATATTCCTGAAATTGATGAAACTTTTTTCGCTGAAAATAAATATTTTATTCCTACGGTAAAACTGGGAGAAAATAAATATTTTATTCAGACTCATAAAAGAAGAACGGTGTATGAGGGAAGGGGTGCGGAAGTTCAGGGAAATAATTATTATGTAGTTGTAACAAGGGATGTCTTAGCTTCTATGCAGGATTATTATTTAAAGAAAGCTAAGATATTAAAAAAACAGGAAGTTGAAAGCTATAAACAAAGAACTGGAAGAACACCACGATCAGGCACTCGCATATCAATGATCGCTGAGAATAAAATGACATATCCACAAATGAACTTTATTCAAAGTTTTGTCGGAGGCGGGCGATATGATAATCATGCCGCTTGGGTAATGTATAAACAAATTAGACAGGATCTAAAACAAAAAACTGAGGATATGGAAATACAATTAGAGGAGTATGAAAATACTCATGCAAAAGGCAGAGAAACTGCTTACGGAGATAAAGGATTAAAAGATAATTTGTTAAAAGATTACGGTGTTAAAGTTAAAAGACAAAACGGTGCTGAAATTACAAATGAAGAAATTGGAGAGATTAAATCTGCTCTTGATACAGTGTATTCAGTTTTTGGAGATAGAAAATCGATGGCTCAAAATTTCGGGCTAAAAATCTCCCATGCTGGAGATGTAAGAATGCACGCAAGAAAAGCTGTTGGATTATTTATACCACGAATGAAAGCAATTGGTGTAACTGCAAAATATGGAGACAAAGGAACAGGTTTTATTCTGGCGCATGAATGGGGACATTTTATGGATTATTATGTTGGAAATAAAAACGGCAGACATTATATGTCTGATGATCCAGAACATGCCGCCGGACAGATTGCAGAAACATTCAGAAGCAGTATGGCGAAAAAACAGACTTCAAAATATCAGACAAGGACTTGTGAATGTTTTGCAAGAGCAATGGAGCAGTATTGGGCTATAAAAACCGATAACAAAGAATTGATGGCTGAATGGGACATGGGGAATCATCCCACAGAGGATAAATTCAAAGAAAGAGTTATGCCTTTAATCGACAAATTTCTCACCGAAAACGAGGAGCTTTTGAAAGCGTTTCATAAAGAGTTTGACAATAACAAAAAGGTATTTATAAAGAAGAAAAATCCTCTGACTGGTAAATTTGAATACAGGAAGGTAAAAAAATAATGGCTAAAACAAGAATAATGATTAAGCTGTCAAACGGAAAGTATATTGATATGTCAAAGGCTAAGACCATAAAGCCTGAAGATAAAGTGCATACAGTTATGAGAGAATTTAAAGAAGGTAAGCTGAAATCAAGCTCAGGTCAATTGGTGACTTCAAGAGAACAGGCTTTAGCAATCGCAATGTCGGAAAGCGGATTATCTAAAAATATGATCCATGATATTGCTATTGAATATGACTCAATGGAAAAGGCAAGACCTACGAAATATATTAAGAGAGTGCCTAAGCCTTCAGGTAAAGGGTATTATTACTTTTATACAAGGGAGCAAGTTAAAGAGTTCCGGGAAAAAGGTATAGTGCCTAAAAAGGAGAAGGGAGGTAGTTTCTGGGATAAAGTTAAATCCTTTTTCGGTAATAACGCTGATGAAAAGGTTAATAAACTGCATGAGATAGTATCAGGTGCAGGAATATCAGTAACAAAGGATTCACTCGCTGAACATTTAGCTGAATATTTGAGCAATAAAGAGAAGTGGGATGCAAAGTTTAGGGGAGAGAAAAAAGAAAAGGGTGAGACAAAGCCTAAGACTGAATCTGCAAAGTCTGAGAAAAAAGAAAGCGGTGCAAAAAAAGAAGGTAGTAAATGGAATACTAATCTTATGAAATTTTTCTCTAATCAGTACGGTATGATTGGAGCGTTGAAAAAAGAAGAGGTTAAGAAAACAGACGATATTGAAACAGCGAATTATAAAGATCCGAAATATAATAAAGAAGAAAAGACTTCTATAATCCTTTTTCAAGAATTTGGTAATTCTGGAGTAGGTTATACTTATGATTCTTCAATTGATAAAAGTATAGAAAATGAAAAATCTATTTTAAAAAGATTTGAAAATGAAAAATATAGAAAACCTGAAGTAGCTATAAAAAATGTTAAAGAATCTATAAAAAAATTAGAAGATATTAAGAAACAGGGATATAATCATATATCTGAATGGGTTGAAGATAAAATAAATAAAATTGATTCTCAAAAAGACAACTTTGAGACTATGCCGGAGGGAAATGATATAGAAAAAGGTATAGAGGATTATTATAAAAAAATTACAGAAGAATTTAGCAATGAAAAACCTGATTTAGATAAAATCAAGAAAGTTGCTAAAGAAAAAGCTAATAAAATAAATTCAATTATGAGTAAAGAAATTTCTTTAGATACGGGTGGAATAGTTAAATCAAATAAGAAGTTTACACTTGAAAAATATGATCCAAAAGAAGATAAAATGACTTTTAAAGATTCTTCTGGTAAAGTTTTTGAAACAACTTTTTCTAAATTTGAAAAAGAAAATCCTTCTGTTTTTAAGCCCTCCGCAACCGAAGCACTGAAAACTTTTACGATAGTAGATAATAATAATCCTGAAAGAACCGTAAAAGTGCAGGCTAAAGATGAAAATGAAGCTAAAGATAAAGGTGCTTCAGAACTTAAAACTACAAACATAAGAACTTATGAGTCAAGTAATAAAGTCGAAGCCCTGAAAGAGGAGCTGGGGAAGAAGAAGGGAGAGAGTAAAGAGAGAGAAATAACCGTTTTTGGAAAACAACAAAAAGTTAAAACTAAGCCGATAGAATTAAATTTGGGATATGATCATCCTTTTGAAATTGCTAAAAGAGAATTTGGAAGTGGTCGCTCAGATTGGATTATTCTTGAAGGTAATACAGGTTTAAAAGTTGGAGATGGTAAAACTCAAAAAGAGGCTATTAGTAATGCTGAATCTATGATAAAAAAATATGCTAAATCTGAGTCTGAATTTAAGCAAATAGTGAATGAGAATAAACCTGAAAATATTGCTAAAAAAGAAGCCGAAAAAGAAGCCGAAAAACAAAAAGCAATAAAAGAAGAAGAAATAAAAACAAAAGAAAAAATTAACAAAGAGAAATCTTCTAATATCTATTCCCCTGATGCTAAAAAACTTTCTTATGGCCCTATAAATATGAAAAATATATCTGATGAAAAAGAGCGTATGGCTTTTGAAAAAATGAAAGTTTCAAATATGATTACTGACGGCAATAGAAATTTTAAACCATTATTTTCTTATAGCACAGAAGGTCAGGAACAGGGTGTCTGGACAGATTCAAGAATGATGATTATAGATAAAAAGATTGCAGATGAAATTTATAACACAAATAAACAACGTGAATTTTTAAGAGAAAAAAAGAAAAATCCAAACAAGTCTGATGATGAAATTATATTTCAAATTACAGAAAAAGGAGAAGGTAATTTTCCAAATTATAAACAGGTAATACCACAAGAAGATTATATTTCCAAACAAGATGCTAAATTTACTGGAAAGTTTAAAAAAGGTGATGGTAAAGACAGTGTAAATATTGCTGAATATTCTGACGGAGAAAATACTTATTATTTTCAACCCGATCTTGTTGCTACTATAAAAAATAAATTTCCTAATGCAAAAATGCACTTAAACACATCTGGATCAATGAGTCCGGCTGTATTTAAAGTCGGAAATGAAATAAAGGCTGTTTTAATGCCAATGCAAAGAAAAGATGACTCAGGCCTTGAGTCACTTGAAAAAGCCCTCTCCAATCTCAGACATGAGATAATGTTCAAGGCTCAGCCAACAAAATATATCAAAAAAATACCTAATCCAAACGGAAAAGGGTATATCTATTTCTATACTCAGGCACAGGTCAAGGAATACGAGAAAACAGGAAAACTCCCCGATGATCAGAAGAAAAAGCCTGATGTGAAAGAATCCACAGGCAAAGGAAACATTGAGATATTAAAGGAAAGCATTAAAAAGGTAGCTTCAATATTTGCTGATGCTTTAAGTGCTAAAGACGCTGTTCAGCCCACAGGTCAGGCAGTAGAGCAGACCGGTGAAAATGTCGCTCAAAAGTCTAAAGAGAAAAAAAGACTTGAAAAACAAAGAGACATAAGAAAGACTACAAAAAAGAATACACCGGAGGAAAAACCGACTAAATAAATGGAAATACTAATCGAAAACGGAATTAAGAGGAAATGCCCTTTCTGCAATTCCATATATGCCATTGATAACGGAAATGAGATCCTTTACCGTAATATTTCTCTGGTGTATCTCGATAAAGCTAAGAGCATTACTACTATCAAGTGCAAGCAATGTAAACAGATAGTGGAAATTAAAACTTGACAGATTGAACAATATACTTTAAATCTGTATGAAAATATAAAACAATAATTCCGCAGTTAAAAGGAAAAATGTTTAGACCGATACGAGGGGATAAATGTTTTTCCAGATTAACGGCTTATCCATCCAAAACCTTCAAAAAGCAACTGATGACAAGCTGATTAAAGTCGATATTGTCGCTAACCATCTGACTGAAGATTCAGACGGTGAACTCATACTCAAAGAAGCCTTTTCCCCCGATGTTGTGAAAACTTTTCTCGATATAGGTCAAATCGACTATTGGCACGATTCTAAAAATCCTTCTCTTTCAAAAGAAGAACGCAATAAAGCAATTATAGGCAAGCCTATAGCTTTTAGATGGGAGAATGGTAAACCTATAGTAACTGCACAACTCACAAAATCTCATCCGATAGTAAGAGATATGCTTCCTCATCTTGAAGCTGATAATCCTGTATATGCAGCAAGTGTTGGTGGCAGTAAAATGGTCATGGTTGTCAAAGATGAAACAGGTGAGGAAAAGCGAATAATTCCTAAAATTAAATGGGATCATTTAGCTATAGCTCCCTGTAACTCAGTAATCAACCGTGAGCCTGGCGTAAATGTCAGACTACTTCAGAAAGCCAATGATATAATCGCTGAATTTAACGACATGAATTCATTTAAACTAATGTCAGGTCAGGTTTTTTCTCAGGAGCAGGAACTCAGAAAAGCTCTTGAAGCTCCTGAATCTGTTTCTGATTTATCGGAGACTTCCGGTGGAGTTGTCACAAAGCAGTCAATAGAGAAAAAGCCTGTATCGTTAACTTTCTCTGAAGATGAAGCGATGAAGTTAATGAAAGCAATGTTCATGGTTAAAGATGATAAAATTCCTCTGACTAAAGAGGGGTACTACGAACATTTTAAAGACGATGCAGAATTTGCCGACAAGTCATATCGGCTGTTCGATAAATTTTTTAAAAAAAAATAACAAGGAGCAATTGTAACATGATCACAAAAGAAGAACTGTTACAGAAAGGAATTGATCCTGAAAAAGCTGATATGATTATAGCGGCTCTTGAAGGTCAAAAAGATGATTCCTCTCCCCTTGCGCTTCTAAAAGCTGAAATGAGTGGCGGTTCAGAAGAACTGCTTTTCAAGGCTAAAGGGGAGGGAAAAGGTGACGGAGACGGTGACGAAGATGATGACGAAGCCGACTACGATGAAGAGTATATGAAAAAGTACATGAAGAAGTACATGAAAGCTAACAAGAAAGAGGCTTCCAGTGCTGCTAAAGAAGTCGGTCTGTTCGCTGAAAAGATGGAAAAAGCAATCAATGATATTCCGTTCGATGCTGAAGGGGCTGTTGTAGAAATGGCGGATCTTTCTGATTTTCTTGATTCTCAGGCACTCTTTAACGAGAAAATGGCAAAAGCTGTTGAAGCTATTGTTGATCGTATAGAGATAATCGCCAACCAGAACGTCGAAAATTATAGCCTCCTCCACAAGGCTGCGGCTGTTACTGCTGAAACTGCGGAAATAATCTCAGGCATGGGAAACACTCCACAGGGAAGAAAAGGCGTAGTAATTGCAGACATGGAAAAAGCTGTTAAAACTGCTCCAGCTATGGTTGACGCTAAAATCGTTTACGGTGTTCTTTCTAAGGCGGTTGCTTCAGGGGACATGGTGGCTGGTCAAATAGGTTCTAAATTTGAAAGTGCAGGGAAGAGATTCAATGCTCTTTCTCAGAAAGAACAGGAATATGTAAATGAACTTATCAAAAAGGAGGCTAACTAATAATGGACGAACTATATATGTTGGCAAATTCTGAAATCGGAACAGAATCCGGTTCACAGTTACAGGAGCTTGCTAAAGCTCTTTCTGCACCTGAAAGTAGCAATGATTTGTATAATACTCCAGGTGGTAGTCTCACAATGCAGAGTCTTGAAATGATGCTTGCCACTCTGACTCTTCAGGCAACAGATTTCACACTCTGGCAGGATATTAACAAAATGAAAGCCTATTCAACTGTTGAGGAGTACAATCAACAGATCGGGATTGGTATTTCTCATGGTGGATTTTACGATCAGTTTGAAAATCCTTCATTCCAGGATGCAGACTTCCAGAAACAAATTGCAATCGTCAAGTATATGCGTGAGGGCTGGAAAGTCGGTGATGTTCAGGAAGCTACAAGGACTACAATTGATGTAAGGACACGTCAGCAACAAGCCGCAATGCTCAGGCTTCTCAGAAACCTTGATCGTGCGCTTTATACTGGTAACTCTGCATGGATTCCTGAGTCAATCGATGGTCTGTCAAAGACAATCGCTGATTCATCTTCTGATCAGATATTCGACATGAGGGGAGCTAACCTTTCAATGTCAACTTTTAACCTTATCGGTCAGCTTATAACAGAGGGTAACGGTAACGCTGAAAATGCGAATATATATACCTCTCCGGCTGGTGTGCAGAATCTTTCTAAGATTCTTAACGATGGGTCAACAACTGACAACTTCAGGAAAATCGTTAAATCCGGTGACGGTTCTGTTTCTATCGGTGGCAGAATAACAGAGATTATGACCAATTTCGGCCCTATGAAACCGAGGATGGATAAGATTCTTGGTATAGAGTTTGAAGGTAAAGGAGTTCCTAAGTATTATAACAATAATACAAAAACATGGGTTGAGGGTGCAACTTCCGATAAAGCTCCATCTGCTCCTACAATTGCTCTTACTGTAAACGCTGCGACTGTTTCCGGTTCAAGGTTTGCAACTGGTATTGTCAGACCTTCCGGTGTGGCGTACTCTTACAGGGTTGTGGCGAGGAATAAATATGGTCTGTCTGTTGCTTGTGCTTCTGTAACTGCTGGAAGTAACGTAGCCGCTGGCGGTTCTATAAGTATAGCTATTACACCTAATCCGGCAGACTCTGGGGCTAAAACTCCTACATGTTTTGAGATTTACTCTGAAAAAGTCGCTGGCTCTGGTGAGTTCAGGTATATGGATACAAAAGCAGCCGATTCTACTAATCCGCTTGCTGCTGTTACTTATGAGGATAAAAACCTCTATATTCCTGGAACTGCACGGATGTATGTAGTTGACCAGACTACTCAGGGTGAAAGCAGAGTTCTTTCTTACGCACAGCTTCTCCCTGTTCATAATACAGATCTTGCGAAAATCGGGCCTTACTCTCAGGGTCTTATAAGCCTGTACGGAACTATGAAGTATTACAAACCGAACGTGCTTATCGAGATCAGAAACATAGGCGTTGATCAGGTAAATACTAATCTGTTTAATCTGGTATAAGGGTGAATAGAAATGGCATTCAATATTTATAAACCTAAACACGACCGACCGCTTGCTACTATACAGCAAGCGGATATGGTCAACAATCAGAGAATATTATCTGGAACTGATCCTGAATATCTGACAGATAACGGAGTGTTTTTTCTTGATACTCTTGTCATTGAGTCAGGTAAAAACGTTACTATAAAAGATGGTAACGATGAAACAATAGTTACAGGATTGACAACAGGGTTTTCCAGTTCAAAAAATCATATCCGCTGTGATAACGGCATAAAATTTACAGGGGATGTGCTGATGGCTAAAGGTTATATAATAGAGAATGTGTTTTTATGATGTTATCAGTAAATGACAGATTGCAGTTTCAATATCTTCTCCCTGTTCAGGGAAATTTCAAAACACTTGAAATGGTGGAGAAGATATTAGCAAAATTGCGAATTGAAAAAACAGATGAAGAAGATAAAGAGTTTGTGTTTTCCAGAGATGAAATTGAATTATTAAAGCAGTCAATTGCGATACTGGATCAGGCGAATAAACTTAATCTTCAGAGTCTACCAACTATAAGAAAAATTATGGAGGAAATCCAATGAGTAATTATAAAGGCGATTTCGATGTCTCTCAGGGACAGCCGAGTCTTTCCGCTTTGCAGTACCTTCAGGATCAGCTTCCTGCTGATGTGATTTCTACTCTTCCGAGAGTATGCAAAACCACTGTTTCAGGTAGCGCAGGAGTTGAAGCAGACATACCAATGGGTGCTGAAATAATCGGTGTTACAGTAATATGCAAGAAAACCAACGGTTCAGGTACTATGACTGTTAAAACTGGTGCTGGTACTCCGGTATCAATATCCGATGCGATAGCCTGTGAAACTGATAAAGCTGTTGATTACGCAGCGTCAATTGATGACGCTTACAGTATTGTCGGTGCAGACGGTGTTAAGATTTTCGGTAACGGTGCAGCCGATTACGGTGATGTTTACATTACTTACCTGAAATAAGGAAAAGTTATGTCTGATTGTACTTTAACCGGATTTGCGTTTAATAATCCAGATGAAACAAATGATTACCATGCCCCCAAATGGGGGCTTTTGGTATCTCCTCACGAATTAAGGTATGATGAATTGTTTGGAAACCCTCTGATAGCTGAAGCTGATTCATTCGCTTTTACGGATGAACAATTGTTAGACTATGTAAGATTAGCAATAGCAGAAGTTGAAAGATTTCTTAACATTGATATATTGCCGAGACTTATAAGATACAATGACAGAATTGACGGAAACGGTGATGAAGTTCCGAGATCTGATATTGATGATGTTGCATATTTAACAACATTAAAAACAGAAAAACAGAGAAACGATTTATATAGAAGAGAGCCTGGTTATCCATATCGGGTAATCTCCGCAAAACATGAAGCAAGGATTAAACTAAGACGCAGACCTGTAAGAGAAGTTCTAACTGCTAATTTTGCAGATCCCTACACAGGAAATACAGTTGTTAATTTAATGCCTTATAGAATAGTCAAAAAAGACTTAACCGGAGTATGCTATTTCAGACCGAACAGATTAACAGGCGGAAGTTACGGTTGGGATATAATCTGGCAGACGTATTTTATAGCTCCTTATTCAAGGGATATGCAAGACATATTTATGATTGATTATACAACCGGATATGAAAAAGCCTCTCATGTTCCAGATGATTTGCGATGGCTTATAAAAAAATTATCCGCAATTAATCTTATGGCGACTTACGGTGACGGTAAATTTGCAGCCGTAGCAAGCAGAAGCGTAAGCCTTAACTCAGTTTCAGAATCGATCAGCACTACAATGTCAGCGACTTCAGCGGCTTTCGGTGCGAGAATATTACAATACCAAAAAGAGATTAAAGAGTGGTTAGCAGTCAATAAACAAAAATACAGTAGAACAAGTATAGGAGTTTTATGATAACACATAATTTTAAAAACGGTGAAACAGATATAAGGGTTGAATCTGCTGAATCGTTAGAAGATGCAAAAAAAAACGGTTTTCCAGAAGGAATATATAGCCGTTTTTTTTATAACAATAAACCTATAACCAATTATCAGGCAATGATAAGACTCATAGTTGAAGAGACTCAGAGAAGCGGTAAAAGATTTATTCCTCCGACTCATGCAGAACTTAAAAAGATGCAGAGAGAAGCTCTTCAGCGACAAAATGAAGAAATGAAAAAACAGTATGAGAAATTGAAAGCTGAATATAAGACAATGGGTGCGCCTGAAGTTGTATTGAAACAGATTGATGAGGCAATAGACAAGATAGATATTGCAGGGGTTAGAGTAGTTGAATGAGAATGAAGTCATATATAAAGTTAGGTAATAACTTATATATTCCTTTAGAGAAAGCCAAAGATTTAACTAAGTTAATAAAGAAGAGAATAGTTGATAAAAATGGTCATGTAAAAACTGTTTATGTGAAAGCTGATGACAACCTTAATATTAAAAGATCTGTTGAGATAGATAAAAGAAAATGGTTTTTGTTGGAGAAGAAAAGCCATCTAACTATGCAATGATGTCAATTATGAAAAACTTTGGAGAATTTTTTATTTATGAACGAACTGGAAAGTGAAAATATATGTAAAGTTTTTTTCCCTAATGGAATGAGTATTGACGCAATAAATATGCGTGATGCTGAAGCATGGCATAAAAAAAATAAATTTAGTTTTTATGATAAAACTAAATTATTATCTATAATATTACAAAAATATGATATTAAACAAGAAGAAATAGTTAAAAGATTAAAAAAATGTTTACCTAATGGTAAAAATAAATTTTTATCATATTCAGATTCAGAATATGAAACTTTAAAAAAAGAGTTTAATATATAAATGGGTAAAAACACAAACACCGGAGCAGATGCTTCTTTAACCGTTTACGGCAATCCTGAGAGTTTTCGCAGAGTTATAAAAAATCATGGTCAGATTGCGAAAATCAAACAGGTATTGGTATGCCCCTGTGTCAGCGGTAATAGCGGAAGTGCTGATTATCTCTGCGAGTTATGCAACGGTAAAGGATTCATTTATACTTATCAGAGGAGATTTCTTGTAGCTGATGAAGTTGTGAGATCTTGCGGAAAAAATATATTTCCTTTCTGGAATCCGGTAATGGATGTAGTTGGTGTGCAAAACCTTGTTTCTGATGTCCAGGGAGGTATCACCAATTTAACGATTGAATCTTTTGACGATACAACTATTTTTGTTGCAGAAGATACTCCGAATTTTCAGCAAAAAAAAGCTACATATTATTTCGATGGATGGAC